TCAAGCTTTTTTCGCGACATTCCCCGCACCGGAATTATGGGTGCGGGGCGATATGTTCCCGATCTGCTCCGCGACGATGGCAGAATTCTTGATGCCGAGGCGCACTCTGTCGGCACCTTTGGTATAAATTTCAGCCATGGACATCTTCGTCCAGCCATACTGGGCCATGAGCTCGTGAGCGGCCGCGCCACCTTCCGCCGCCAGTGTGGCCGATAGCTTACGCAGGCCATGGGCGCTTTTCGTCACGCCCGCTTCGTCGCACCAATCCCGGAAATTGTTCCCGAAGCTCTCTACCGTGTAGGGTTTTCCATTGTCCTGCCCTATCAGGTGCATTCCGCTGATCGGCGTGGCATCGATCATGTCGAGAAGGTACTGCGGCAGGATGATGGTTATCACTGTGCCCGTCTTGCCCGTCCGCAAGGTCAGGACGCCATCGCGGATATGCTGCCTGCCAACGGTTGCCATGTCGCCACGGCGTAAGCCCGTCAGAAGCATGAATTCCATAGCAAGGCGCGGCTTTGTCCCGATCGGGTGCTTCTCCCGGAAGGCGATCACATCATCAACGGTCCAAGCCGGAATCCCGTCAGTCTTGTCTCTAAGGCGTTCGACGCCATCGCAGGGATTGGATGTGACTTGATCGTTGCGCACAGCCCAGTCAAACAGGCCGCGCATGGCTTTCAGGAAGCTGTTCGCTTGCGCTGGCGTGTCTGCCCGCTTATCCATTGCGCGTTGCATTGTGCGCTTGTCTATGGCCGCGAACGGCTCATTCCCTGACTTCTGGACAACCTTCTCGAATATCTTGTCTCTCTGATAGCGCGTGGCGTCCGATAGCTGCCTCCACGACGCGCTTTCCTTGTAGCGGAGTATCAACCACCGGAGAGATTTTGGAGCCGCTGCACGGTCGCCTGTGGGCCGTTGCGCGGCATCTCCCGCAAGCACTGCTTCATAGGCGTCCTTAAACGCCTTGCTGCTCGGATCAGCATTCGGCATCCGAATCCGCTGGCCCTTGCCGCGCCGGAAATAGGCCACCTTCTTTCCGTGGCGGGTGGTCTCAATCGAGACATAGAGGGGCAGCTTGCGGGGCATGACTTCCCTCAAAGATCAATCACCCTTTCCTCGTCAATCCGCTCATTGTCCTGTGGAGGGATAGCGCGATCTTCGGGGACAAGCCGCACCAGCACGTTGCCAATCTGGACGATCGGTGCATATCCGGCCTTTTTCGCGCCCTCGCATAGAGCGCGAATCTGGCGCTGGTTGAGAGCAAGCGCCCGGCTCATCTACTTCTCCTGCTCCTGTAGGGCGGCAAGGGCGCGCTTCTTCTTCGTCACGTGGTCAAGCCAGTCCCGACGCTCTTTTTCGCGCCCGCCCATGACGGCGACAGCGTAGACCGCACCATCCCCAAGACCGTCATGATAGGCTTGCTCGATTGTCTTCGGCAGCACGAGCCTCATCACCGCGTCTCCTTCTCAGAGAGGGCGGATTTTGCGATGCCTACGGCGCGCTGCAATAAAGTGTCCGCATCCTCGGCATATCCGATACGGATCATGGCGATATCCACCAACGCTTCTTCCAGTCGCGCTACTCTGGCGGAGAGGGTGGAATAGTCGGAGAAGCGGACCCACTCGCCGTTAGCATCCTGCGAGATTTCCGGGTCGCATTCGTGTGCCCATATTTGAAACCGAACAAACATCACTCGCCCTCCTTCTCGGCTGCGGCGACTGGCGGCTTGGGAAGCGGCATCCAGTGGGTTGCGAAAATCCTCTCATCACCACTTGCGGCTAACAACGCACCGTCTCGATCGAGGCAATCCAGATAGACGCCATCATCTTCCACATAGAAAAGTGCGTGATCGTTCTCGGGTGCCGTCTCTATCGGCTGCCACCCCTCCGGCACTGCGGGATGGGCGAGGGCGGAGCGTGCCATCTCGTAGTGATGGCGAGCAGTAGATACTGGCTCAGGCAGGGCGCGCCGGTTACAAAGCGCCTCAATTATCCTTTGTAGATCGGTCGCGTAGTCAATCCATCGCAATCTCTCTCTCTGGTATTCAGTAATTTCGCGCTCTGCTTCCGCCAGCCTCGCAGCATCCAGCGGCTTGACTTTCACTTCCACCGCCTCCGCTCTGGCATGGGCGGCGGCTTCGAGGGCGGCAATCACCATGTTATCGAGCCAAGTGCCCGTGAATGTCAGACCCGCTGCTTTGCGAGCCGCCGCGATTTCCTTCTCGCTGATCTCACTCATCACCCCTTCTCCCCTGTCTTTTGCTGGTCATCCCATACGATTGCTCCCCGCGCCTGTCCTTTGATGACAACCTCGGCACAGCGAACGCATATTTGATTGTCGGAGCCGCCCATTCCGGTTGCGATACCTCCGCAAAGACCACAAACACCAACGGAGGCATTGGCTATGACAAACTCACCCGGATCAGGTGGATAGACGGGCACAAGCGAATAGAAGTCAGGTTTCTTCTGCATCACCCTTCCTCCCCTGTCTTTTGCCCGTCGCGGAAAGAGCGGGCGCGGCGGAGGTGGCCCCATGTCACGCCAAGAACACCGTATTCTTGACTGTCGGGAACATCCTTTGTGTGGATGCCACCGAAGTATGCATTGGCTGCTTCAGCGCGCCGAACGACTTCGGCAAAAGGCTCGATCACCCGATGAGCTTCTGCCAGTTCCGCCTTGAGGCGCGCTACTTCGGCCTCGGCTTCTTCTGCGCGCTTCATTGAAGCCTTGAACTCAGGACGCCAGAACGTCTCAACTTCACGTTTCAGCGTGACCCTCTCTCCCTGCAAGGCGATGATTGCCTGGGCGGCTTCGTAATAGAGGTCGGCTTTCGGATATCCGCTGTTGCTACCGCGCTCCTTCAACCGCTCCACCAGACCGTCATAATCGGTGTTTGTGGATGGTGCAGGTTTCGGGTTCAGCGGATCGTTTTCCGTATCAACCTCTGACACTTCGCCCGTGGTTAGGTTAAATCGGGTGATGGTGGTCATTGCTCGGCTACCTTCTCGAACAGATTCCTCGGAGGAAGCGGGGTTTTCTGAATGCGTGTGGTCTTGGCAGTGGGTGCAAAGCCACGGCTCTTGATGGACTGCTTTGGGCGCACGGCCCCGGAAGCCTTGTCGCGCTGGCGATCCGCCTTGCGGGTGCGGCGGATATCGGTCGCTGTCTTTTCTGCGTGGCAAACTCGGCAGAGGACCTGTGCATTGGCAAGGATAGGCTCGCCTCCGAGGATGTCGGGCAGGATATGATCCACTTCCGCCTCGCCGGGCTTGAGAGCGGCCTTGCATTTCTCACAATGGCCGTTTGCTCGCTCGATGGCCTGCTGGCGCACCTTACGGCTGAATTCGCGCCTACCCATGGCGCACCTCGCCTTTCAGGGCCTTCACGCGAATGCGGGGCTTGAACCCGAGTTCCTTGCGCAGACGGCGATGGGTTTCGTTGTCGAACATGCTCGGCTTTACCGGGACGGATCGGACGTGCTGGCGGACTGTGGTGGTCTTGGTGGTCACGATCAGACCCCCTTTGCCATTTTCGCGTATGAATTGACGGGACCGGAGGTCGGCCTGGGAGAATGGGAAACCGCCCCCGGCCCCGATGCGTCAGGCGGGGAGGAAGTGCCTGACGGTTCGTTGAATCCTGCATATCTGGTCTCGCGTAGCTCCACTCCATTGGCGACACAGAATGCAGTCAGATATTCGATCAGGCTCGCAGCACGTGAGACCGACATGCTGGCGCTGCTCTCGCGTATGGCTACGAATTCGCCCTCAAGGCCGGGGACAACCTCGCCACCTTGCTTGGTCGCGACGGCATGGCCGCTGATGATAAGAGCCTTCCATTCTTCCATCGACCGGCGCTTGCCGGCCCATTTCAGATCTGATCGGGCTAGGTCGGACAGGAGAGCATGAAGCTTGGCGTTCTGTTCGCTGGATCGCGTTGGCTGAGCGATGGTGACGACATACCCCTCGGCAGCGTACCGAACCGCCTCCAGAGCGTTGTTGCGCACCCGGTCATTGATCAGCACGAATGTCTTGCGGCTGCCCATCTATGCGGCCTCCTGCAAGAACTGGTTCGCAAATTCGAGATAGTCTGCAGCAAGGCGCTCGCAGTCGTCGCGCATTTCAGGATAGCGGTAGGCGGTCAGAACCTGTGGCGGGGCGACGGTGTATTCCTTCTCGCCGATTTCCTTGATCTCGAAGATGTTCCAGACGAAAAAGTCAGCCTCGAAGATTTCGAGATAGAACTTCCACTGACAGCCGCCGAGATACCGCTCGGGATCGCAACGGCCTGTCGTCTTGTGGTCGATGACAGTCTTCCCGACGATCCCGTCACACTGTCCGGTGACGGTCAGGCCGCCATACTGGCGATAGCCGCGAAGCTCGCGCGTGATTGGCAGCGACAGAACCGCGTCCGGCAGGCGGAATATGTATCCGTTTGCCTCCAGAAGCGAATACTCGCCATCGTCAGCCGTCTCCAGAGCCTTGTGGAAGGCGGTTCCAGCCTTCATGGCTTCGCTCGGCTCGTCCGTGGTGATGAACCGGACCAGTTCCTCGACGGTCTGGTCCTCGTTCTCTCGCCAGCGGCGGAAGGCCTCTATGTTCGAAACCCTCGCCAGCATCAGGCCGCTTCCTTCTGGCCCTCGACGTATTCACCCTTGGCCTTGTCGAAGATCAGGCCGATTTCCTTGGCTCGCGCCGCCAGAAGCGCCTTGCATGCGACACCGCCGCCCGAAGCCCTGCCGATCAGGCTGTTGATGCCCTCGGCGTCAGAAACATTCGGCAGAGTGTCCTTGAACCATTTCTGTTCCTCAACAGCCGCCTGCTGTTCCTCGCTAAGTTCATTGAGCCGATCTTTCGTCCGCTGGATGACAGAGCCGAGGAAGCCTTCAAACTCGGGGCTGCTGAAATGCGGTACCGTCAGAGGTTCCAGCTGTCCGGGGTTCTTGCCGAATGCCGCGTCCGAAGGTGAGAAGCGCAGAAGAAGCTTGCCGTTCACCATGGATAGACGCCCCATGGCGTCAGCAGCCTTGTAGATTTCGTTCTTCGATCCGCCCTGCACGTCCAGGCGCTCGATAACGTCGTCTCCGTTGCGCTGCTCGTCCATATGGGCAATCAGCACCACGTCCTTGCCGAAGCTGTTCAGGAGCTTGAGGAAGGCGATGAAGCGGGCTTTCAGTTCGCCGTAGCCCTGCAAGGTAAGCGCACCGCCACGGCCATGCTTGGGATTGGCGCGGATGATATCTACCGTCAGGGCGTCGAGCGCCCGGCCAGCAGTATCCATGATGACTGTCTTGTAGGGCGACAGGTCTTCCGCGTTGATGCTGGCGACATCCGACCAGTCCGAAACGCGCACCGCGTCCTTGCGCCGCGCGGCACGGTGAGAGCCGGCGTCGAAATCGAGAAGAAGCGGGGCTTCCGCCGTGAAGGCCAGACTGGTTTTGCCCAAGCCCGGAGGAGAGTAAATTACCATATTCAGGCGATCGACCTTGATAGGGTCAGTGGATTTGGTGATCTTAAGGGCCATCGGTTTCTCCTAGTGTTGGAACATGCGGGCGCGGGCCAGGTAGAATTTCGCGGCCTCCCAAAGCCTCTGGCTTTCCGCCCGGTACTTTCGGCTGCGATCTGCCTTGCCTGCCGCTTCGTCTTCGAGCGCCCATCTGCGGTACTGGTGCGCAAAACGACGCTGCGTCTTCGCCAGTGACAGGAAATTCTCCACCTGCCTCATGACTGCCTCCGGACCCGCTCGCCTTCCGGCGCATTGTCCTGATCCTCGCGGGCAAGCATTGCCTGCCGGGATTTCTCAACCACCTGGGCGGCAGGGCCTCCGATATGCTCAAGGTCGCCCTGCTCAATTCGGACGGCCTTGAGCGTCCATTCCTTCGCCTCGGCAAGAACAGCCTTCGCCAGGACGTATTCCCTTGCGGCCATCAGAACCCCGTATCGACGGGCGCACTTCTCGGCCTCGGCCCTGCATTCGGCGGGGGTCATGACAGTGCTTCCTCGTCATCCACCAGAACAAGCCATTCGATCGACGGCTCAACCTCACCGGACAGAAGCTCCGGCAGTTGGTGCTGGTGGCAGCGCCACGTGCAGCGCTTGACGCGATCGAAGACGTCGGCCGTCGGAACCGCCCCTTGCGTCCGTGCCACGACGAAGAACCGTTCGCGTCGGGGCGACACCATGTCGGTCAGGGCAAAGGCCGTATGGGCGTAGGATTGAGCTATGGCGGTCATTGATCCGCCCCGCAGCTTTCCGGCAGGCTCTCGTCAATGCTCTCGACAAGATCGAGCACCGCGTTGACAGCCGCGTCTGCCTTCTCACCGCCAACGGTCTTGGAAATATCCACAGCCGTATGCATGAGACGGACGGCAAGGTTGTAGGCCGAGACCTGTGACTTCGTGCAGGCATGGGCCGGGTTCTCGATTGCGCCGGTGATCAACACGGCGGCGGCTATGGCGAGCAGGCTGCGTTTCATTTCGTCATCTCCCATCCATTCGCCCCTCGGGGCTGGTTGCCACCGGCAGGGCCGGGGTGGCTGTATGGGAGAGACCATAGTGGGAAGTTTCCTACTATGCAAGCGAGAAAATGGGATTAATCCAACTTTTTTGTTGCAGAGTGGGAAATATCCGCTATCCCTATGTGCGTCGGGCCTGTTGCCAGTTGCCCGACAGCGGCCGCGACCCGGTGCAATTCCGGTGCAGGTGAAGCGGCAGGCGCGGGGGTCGAAAGTCCTACGGTGCCGCCTGAAACAGAGGACGGATTTGCTGAGAGGCGTCCTGCCAAGCGAAAGCGACCGAGACGATGGGTCAGACTTCGCGGCAAAGGTCTCCCTGCCTTCATGGAATATGTCCATGGGGGTAGGGGGGGTCTTTGCCTGCTCCGCTCCCTCCTCTCCGGGTCAGACCCGGGAAAGAAAACCTTCAAAGGTAGAGATGATCTGAGAGGTAGAAGGGAAGGGTGATATGCGGCTGAACAATTTCAGCGCCAGGTTGATCGTTAACGACTGGCTCGCGAGAACCGGACGAGCCCCGCTACCGAGCGATCTTTCATATGAGCAATTCGCTACTCGGCTACGGGAGATAACCGCGCCGGCACAAGTCCAGGTACCGTTCGCGTCAAGGGCGGATGCGGTGGCCTATATCCGACATGTTGCAACGGCGAATGTAAAATCGGTTCCGGAACCCTCCCTCACCAGCCTTCAGAACCTCGATAACGGACCTTTCATCATCTCAGATTAACCATGATCGGAAACTAGGAGAATCATCCTATGGCTGAAACATCGATCGAATGGACAGATGCAACGTGGAATCCGGTTGCGGGCTGCACGATCCTGACGGCTGGCTGCACCAACTGTTACGCCATGCGCATGGCAGCTCGACTGGAGGCGATGGGCGTAGAGAAGTACCAAGGTCTTACGCGCAAAACTGGCGGTCGGGCAAAATGGACAGGGAAGATCCACCTTGATCGGAAATCCCTATCGATCCCGGCAACATGGTCGAAGCCACGCCGGGTTTTCGTGAACTCGATGTCTGATCTGTTCCACAGCGATGTACCGGCAGAGTTCATCTCGGATGTTTGGCGGGTCATGGAAGAAACGCCTCGTCACACCTACCAAATCCTCACGAAGCGGCCGGATAGGATGGCAGCGATTGTTCCTGATCTTCCTAAACTACCGAATGTCTGGCTCGGAACGAGCGTCGAGGACAGCCGTGTTCTTCATCGCGTAGACGAGATGCGGCAAGTTCCTGCGGCGATCCGGTTCATTTCCTTTGAGCCGCTGATCGGCTCAGTTGCCGGCGCCAATCTCAAGGACATTCATTGGGCGATCGTCGGTGGCGAGAGTGGGCCGAAGGCGCGTCTCATGGACCCGGCCTGGGTAGATGAAATTGAACGCATGTGCCGCATTGCCGGAACGGCCTTCTTCTTCAAGCAGTGGGGTGGCCGGAACAAGAAAGCGACTGGTCGCATGCTCAACGGCAGGACCTACGACGAGATGCCAGCAGCTACCCTTTGAGGATATCTCGCCCGAATTGTTGTGCGAGAGCTATGGCCTTTGGGGACGGATTGGAAATGGCACAGAAGAGCGAAAAGCGTTGAGGCTTTTCCGCGGGTGGAAGTGGATAAGGATCAAGGACTTCCGGGAATATCGTTTTCAGGCGTTTCTGTACGTATTTCTCGATCGTTGCGACATCTGCATTCCGCTGTCGTTCTTCATCGCTTTCCAATGCACCGAGCAAATCTTCCAAGGGAGGTGGGCCGAGAGAGGAATACAACTCTTGTTTCCAGCTGTCGGTGCCAAGCATTCGCGTGATGGATGCCTCTTTTGAATTGTCAATTTTCGCGAAGCTTCGGGCTGCCTGCCTGTATAAGCCAGCGAGCGGAAACAGATACCACACGTCAATCGCCTTGGTTTCCGCGATCATCTGAAGCGTCTTCCACTCGACCTCCATTCCATAAGGGTCAAGAAACATGACAGCTCGGGTTTTTTTCCATCCGTCCCAGCGAATAGCGCCTTGGATCAGAGTATTGGCGTCTCCTCGCAATACCGTAATGTCGCGATCGGGATGCTGGTCCCGCAGATGGCAGAGAGCTTCGAAGTGTTTCCTCTTAGCATCCATGAAAACCAGCCGATCGAAAGGCGGGTCGATGTCGATGGCGATCTGTGCCGAGCCCCTTCGCTGTTCAACACGCTCTGGCGCAGGTCTTTCAAATAGATCGCCGGCGCGAGCTTCTACGCGGACGGTCCGTTTTCCCGTTCCTGCGAATGCGTCTATATACCAAACGGAATCGCACCAAGTGTGCAGAGCGGCTGAGTAGCGTTTCAGATATCTCTCTACAATTGCCAGTTTGATGTCTGTGTGCTGGCCGCCGAACTCATGATCGGCTTTCACCATCCCAAGCCCTCCAGCATTCCCCTGCCACATTCCGCCATTCCGGCGACGGTGAGTCCATAGCTCTGAGAGGGAAGTTTATATCTACAGGGGATAGGGGAGGGATTTAGTACTGAGACAACCGTTCAAGGATCAGGTCCTTCATCTCCTGCGAGAGAGCCGAACACGCCTTCACAGATACGATAAGGGCAGTCACATGAGTTCGTGTCAGACGCCCGAGCACATCGGCTTCGGTAATCTCAAGGGCATAGTGACGGACAAGCTGCTGCAATTCGACATAGCTGTCGGCGTCCAGAAAATCGGCACCATCTGACCTGATGATCATGTGCGGCGGGAAAAGAGCGCGCGAGTTGATGCGGAGGAAAAGCTGCTTCTGAGGGCAGATGCAGATATGGCGCTTGAACTTAGGCGGCCGAGTATGGCGATCCCATACACGGATCACGTCCCCCACCCGTATCGCCATTATTAGAATACCGCGTAAGGGGCGGTTTCTTCGATGGCCTCGACCTTCTCGGCCTTGGCCTGATCGTCATCGGGAATGAAGTCCCGGTAATCCATCTGAGAGCCGCCAGCGTTGATATACGCCGGATCGGCATGTGTCTCTTGGTAGATTTCCTCGAAAGACATCTTTTCGACGTGCCTGACACCAAACTCCAGCGCCTCTACATCGGATTCGGATAGGCGTCGAAGGTTTGGTTCGCGTTCACCGAAAACCCGGTGCCTCTCGTCAACGCGAAATGGCAACTCGCCGTTGCTTTGCAAGGCGATCATTTCGATTGGATCATGGCGAAGCAGGTTATAGATCACCTGGGGCAACGGCCCCCATGGGGCGGCGGCGTAAGTATCTCCGCAGATAGGCCGTCCGAATGACGCTACATGCATCTTGTCCGCAAAGAAAGCGGTCTTGACGATGCGATAGATGTCGAAGCCAGGCTTGCGATGGACTATCCAGAGGATGACTTCCAGCGCCTTCGAAGCATTCGGGATATAGCGCGGAATGTAGGTCATGGGCTGCATATACCGTAGCCGGTCGCTATTTTCCAGAAATTTCCCGTTTTGCCCCATCCTAAGCCTCCCCGTCCGTCTCTGAATCCTCCTCCAGATCGTCCTTGGACATGAAGCCCATGCCGATCGCCCAATCGGTCAAGGCGAGGTTTACGGCTTCGTCTCTGGAAACGCCACGCGCGGCGGCAAACTCATCGATCATCGCCGCGACCTCTGGGATCAGGACTGTGGTCCCGGCCGCCTGTGTCTTGTTCGTCACGCGCAAGGCGGCCCGGCGAAGCAATATCTGGATATCCGAGCGGGATAGATCGTCCAGCTTGTCGGAAGCCTCATAGAGCTGCTTAGCGAAACGATCGGGCATCACTTCAAGCCGAATTGAGCCTTCGACACCAGTTTGTCGTTCTGGAACATCGCGTTCATGTTCGCGCCAAGGCTTTCACCCTCCCACATGAGCATCACGGTTTTGATGCCGGCAATCTCCGAACTGCTCATCTCCTCGCCGTCGCATCCGAGTATCTGAACGGCTTCCGCATATGACATGCCTGTCTGAAGTTCGCTGTATTGCGCCATGGTCACTTCGCAGGCCATAGCCGATGAAGAAGCCACTACGATGGCAAGCGCGGCGAATACTGTCCTCATCCTCCCCCCCTTCCAAGCCCTATTTCCGAGCTATGTGTCCGCAAACCCTTCCAATGATCGTCAGCTTCTCAAGCTCTACGGTATCGGTCTCCAGAGCGGGATTGTCGGAGATAATCCGTACCTGAACCGGGTCGCTGAACATCACGCGCTGTAACCGCTTGATCTGCGGCTCGCTTATGCCGTCGCTGATCGCGTAGACCGTATCGGTCGTCATGGTGTTCTGAGAAAGATCGACCAGAACCCGATCGCCGGGAAGGTAGTTTGGCTGCATCGAGTCCCCGATCACCTCCATGACGACGGTATGGGCGACCGAAGCCTTGGCTTCGTGCCGGATGAATTGTTCCGACAGCAACCACTCCGCAGTCACGCGGTGGCCGGAAATATTATCGTTGCCGACAGGCAGGGTGATCACCTCGCCAACATTGCCGTTTCCTGCACCGAGCCTCACATCCACCTCTGGCAACGCGCCCTTGATGGACGGCTTCCAATGGCCGCGCGAATAAGCGACTTCGCCAGCCTCGGGGGAAGGGGACTCGTCGGGGTCGAATGACGAGATTATTCGAGAGGTCTTTCCAGCAACGAGGGGCGACGACTTCTCAGGACCAGCGGGCACAAGCTCGCCTCGCGCCAGTGCAGATTCATCTAGCGCCAAGGCATAGGCCAGCTGCGAAATCTTGTCAGCCCGAACGGACTTTTTCCGATCCTCAACGATATCGCGGATGAACGTACGCTCCATCTCAGCCGCGTTGGCGGCCTCGATCGGGCCAACACCAAGCTGCTTTAGTCTCTCCACCACGATTTCTTTAAGGCTCATCATCAACAGACAATAGGAAAATTCCAACCCTGAATGGAAATGGGAACTTTCCTATTGATAAATGGGAAGTTTCCCACTATACGGCGAGTATGGAAACAGAACTCGCCTCTCACCTAACCGCCCTGGCTTCTGCGTATGGCGAAGCTCGCGGGCTAAACGAAAGCACCGTTGGACGCCTTTGCGCCGCAGACGGCCGGTTCTTCTCGCGCCTGCGGGAAGGCAAGACGTTTACGGCGAAAAAGTACGACGAGATCGTTCGCTGGTTCGATGAGAACTGGCCTGAGGGCGCGATATGGCCAGAAGCCGTCAAGCGCCCGTTAACCGCAGAAAGGTTCGACGCGGCATTCCCCACCCCCACCCCCACCCCCGCCCCAGAGCAAGGGGAAGCGGCATGACCACTCTCGTCATTCTCGCCATATGGCTAGCTCTTGCCATTGTGTTCACGTCGCTGCTGACGGGGGCGCATGAATGACACGGCTCACCCAGGAAGAGCGGCAGGCCATTTTCGACGCCTATGCAGCCGGAAAATCCAGCATCCTTCTGGGGAACCTCTACGGCGTCCATCCAGCCTATATCCGCACCCTGTATCAGCGCATGGGCGGGACGGATCGTCCTCACAGCGAACGCCGGCCGAGAAAGGTTCATCTCGTCAAGGATTTTGCCGAGCGAAACCCCGGCCTGACGGTAAAGGAAGTCGCGGAATCGACTGGCGTTTGCCTTGCCTCGGTTCACAACGCCATCCGGCGGTACAATCTCGACATCAAGGTGTTTAAGAGTGGCCGCCGCAAGGGACAGAAGATAGCCCATATCCCGCTGCCCGAGGCTGTTGTTCCCGCATTGGAAAAGGCCGCACGAGACCGTCATTGCAGTATCCATAGCCTGATCGCCTCGATGATCGACGCTGTTGTGGCGGACGGGATCATCGACGCTGTTCTGGATGATCGGGAGGCCGCGTAAATGGTCAGGCTCCCTCGCTGGAACTTCAAATGGACTGTCGCCAATACCGACATCATCCGCAGCATGGCCGAGGACGGCTGCGATGCTTACGCGATAGCCCTTCATTTCACCCGCCTCGGCAAGCCTGCGACCACCGACGAAATCCTGCGCATTTGCGACGACATGGGCGTGAAGGTGAGGCGGACCGCATGACGCTTCTGCTCGCCCTCCTTGCCCTACCTGTTTTCTACGCCGGGATGCGCTTTGAGCGTTGGCGGGCTCAGCGGAAGGTGTTCGGTGGAGAAGGGGCGGATAATCCCGGTCCCCGGCGCTGTGTTCTGGTTCGCGTACAGTTTGAGGCGCCGGTCGGCCCCGCATGTGCTGCGAGGGCCTGACGATGCTTCCGGGAACAGTTCCAACTGCAAAGCTCTCTGATGTTGGCGCGTCCGATAGCGATGCATTTGTGATCCCTTTCTTGCCTTTCGAGATTGAGCCGTTCCGGCTCGACCCCAACCACGGTTCGGAAAGTAACCGTGGAGCGTATGCAGTATGTGCAAAGAATTTGAGCAAGAGGTGCAAAGTATGAGTAGCGCCGAGATCGCGGCCGGATATGTCCGCCGCATGGTATCCAGAGAAAGCAGCGGGTGGGGCGATCAGACAGAAGCTCTGAAGCGTCTGGCCCGCAATTACAAATTGCCATTCTGGACCCTGAACAATCTTCGAATTGGTCGCGCCAAGACTATCGAGGCTGGTTTGCGCGACCGCATCCGTGAGGCCTACCTGGACCTCTGCGAGCGGCAGATCAGGCGGCTTCAACACGAACTGGAAATCGAGAAAGCGGCAGCTGCGGATGATTCTCTTATCGACATTGAAAACGAGGCTGAAGCTCTTGCTGCGCGTCTTCTGGCGGCACGAGCGGCGCGAAAGGAAAGGAAAGCGCAGTGACTGACACGAAAGCGGGACACAATTCGGAACTCACGCCGGCCGAGATCAAGGCGCTGAAGTTCCACCACTTCCATGCGATCTCGGCTCAGAAGGCGAAGGTCGAAGCCGAGCAAGCCGAATACAAACGTCTTCGTAAGCTGGCGAAGGCTGACCATATCGTCCTGTCCGACATCGACTTCATGATGAAGTGCGCGGATATAGAGGATGAGACCATCCTGACCGATCGTGCCAAGCGTGAAGCCGAGATCATGGCGTGGTTTGCCCTGCCAGTCTCATTCCAGCCCGACATGTTCACCGACCTCGATGCCGAGCCGCTTGAGGATCGTGCCGCGCGTGAAGGCGAGGCCGCCGGTTATCAGGGCAAGGATGCAGTTCCTCCCTACGATGCCAGCAGCGCTGCCGGGCAGGCATGGATGAAGGCCTGGCACCTCGGCAACAAGAACCGCACCGAGGCGCTTGCTTCGGCTCTTGAGAAGATGGCTGCGGCGCCTGACGAGAAAGACGACGCCTTCCCCGATGCGGATGAGGACGAAGAGGAGGCGTGATGAACCTGATCCCCATGAACTTCTTCCAATCCGAGCCTGCACCGGAACTGCCTGCACCATCCCTTGCCGATGAAGCAGTGAGCCTTGTCGGCTTCCATGACGCCATGCGGGCGAATGTCCTGAGCGAATTGCAGGCCATGCGTGACAGGCTGAAGCTGAATATCGAGTACGAAACGGCAGCACTTGCGGAAGTCGAAGCGGCCATAGCGCGGGAAGAAGCAGCGGCTCCGAAAGTGGTGAAGCTGGAAGCGGCTGAATAAACCATGATCCGCTGGCGCGCTCCATCCTACTCAGGCGACCGCCGTGTTGCTCTAGCAGGACGTGTCGAGATCGGCGCGGTATTCCCGCCGCTCGACAAGAAGGGCTGGGCATGGCGGCTCTGGATCACCGGCTCGGTATGCAGCACGGGCGGTTTCGCACCATCCGAGCTTGGCGCGAAAACCGCATTGGATCGTGCATGGGCCGATTTTCTGAACAAGGCAAATCTGAGGGAGGCGGCATGATCATCCTCGGCCTCGACGTGGCAACCAAGCTCGGCTGGGCGGTCTACGATACGAGCAAGACGCCCTCATCGATCATATCCGGGTCGATCAAGCTGGAGGGCGACAATGCTTTCGAGAAGGCTCAGGACATGCGCCGGAAGCTTCCGAAGTTGATCCGCGAGCATCAGCCTGACTTCGCGGCCATGGAAGCCCCGCTGGAATTCGCCCCTCAGTTCAAGAAAATGCAGCGGACGCTCTTGGGTGAGGAGGAGACCACCAGCACCATCAACTCCAAGACCATCGCGATGCTGAACCGCTTGGCCGGGGCGGCACAGATGGCGGTGCAGGGGCAGAACGTCCGCTGCATCGAGGTACGGCCGCAGACCTGGCAGACGATCATCCCGAAGACGATCACCGGTAAGCCAAAGCAGCGGGCGCAGCAGTTCTGCGACATGCTCAAGATCGTCTCGCCCAACATGGATGCGAGGGATGCGGCAATCATCGCCTATTGGGCTGCGGGGCATTGCCAGGAACTTCGCCTTCTTCAGCGCGCACGGGAGGCGGCATGATGCGATACGGCAGCGTATGCAGCGGTATCGAGGCCGCGACCGTCGCTTGGGAGCCTCTGGGCTGGCAAGCCGAGTTCTATTCCGAGATCGAGGCGTTTCCCAGCCACGTCCTGCACGAGCACTATTCCAGCGGTCGGCCGCAATTCATGCCCGACCCCGATGAACCGGGGTTGAAACCGAAAGACCGCAAGGCCCGTGCCGCGGCGATCAAAGCCGTCTCACGTCTGCCGGAGCGCGCCAACGGCGTCCCTAATCACGGCGACATGACACAATTCGAGGAGTGGCCCGACCATGCAATTGACCTTCTTGTCGGAGGAACCCCCTGCCAATCGTATTCCATCGCGGGTCTCCGAAAAGGATTGGATGACCCGCGTGGCGACCTCATGCTCACCTATGCTGCGATTGCTCGCCGATATCGGCCCCGATGGCTGGTCTGGGAGAACGTCTTCGGCGTCCTTTCAAGCAAGGGAGGACGAGACTTTGCAAGCCTTCTGGGATTGCTCTCCGGACGAAGGGTCGAAGTCCCGGCAGACGGATGGAAATCTGCGGGAATTGTCGAAGGCTACGGCGGCGCATACGGCCTCGCATGGAGGGTGCTTGACACTCAATATGTCCGAGTGGACGGCGCTCCCCGCGCACTTCCGCAGAGACGAAGGCGTGTGTTCGTTGTCGGACATTCTGGAGGCGACTGGAGACGTGCCGCAGCGGTTCTATTTGAGCGCGACGGCCTGTCGGGGAATCCTGCGCCGCGCAGAGAAACGGGGAAAGGAATTGCCCCCACAATTAGCGCGCGCCCTACAGGCGGTGGCGGACTTGGGACTGACTTCGATCTAGACGGCGGCGTCATCATCGATGATGCAGCCCGCTGTGTCACAGCGGGCTATGCGCAGCGGCTCGATTGGGAGACGGAGAACTTCGTCGCTCACGTCGCGCCTACAATGCGAGCGGGCGGCAATCAAACTGGCGGCGATCGTCCATATGGAACGGACGTGGATACCTGCGATAGCCTAGTCGCGCACAGCCTTCGGCCCGAAGGCTTCGATGCCAGCGAGGATCGAACAGGCAGGGGAACGCCGCTGATACCAGTCTCTGTCGCCATACGCGGCCGCGACGAAGGCGGGGCAATCGAAATGGGCGATGACGTTGCCCATGCGCTGCGAGCCAGTCAGGGCGGCGGAGACAAGCCGCATGTGCTGGCACCTGTCGCGTATTCCATCATGCCGCAGAACAGCGGCAAGGAATACAACCGGTCCGGCCCGCTTGGGTCGTCCAGCCCGCAGGCGCAGGCTATCGCCTTCGCTCAAAACAGCCGGGATGAAGTTCGTCTCCAGAATGGCGATGGATCAATATCAGGAGCTCTGGCTGCTGAAGCGGGCATGAAGCAGACGAGCTATGTCGCCTATCCCCTTGATCTTCGAAATGCCGGACGCGATCCAGACAAGCGAGATGCGCAGAACCGGCAAGGCCTTGGTGTTGGCGATGATGGCGATCCGGCCCATACGCTGACGAGCGAGTTCGTCCCGGGAGTCGCTACGCAATGGGCGGTGCGCCGCCTAACTCCGACAGAGTGCGCCCGCCTCCAAGGCTTTCCGGACAACCATTGTCGCATTCCGTGGCGCGGCAAGCCCGCCGAGGAATGCCCAGACGGTCCGCAATACAAGGCCTACGGCAACAGCATGTCCACCAATGTCATGCGCTGGCTCGGAGAGAGAATCCAGACAGTAGACGCTATCACCGAGCGAGGAAGGGCGGCCGCATGATCCAGGAGCAGATCGAGGCCGTCCCGCAGAACCTTGAGGCAGAGGAGCAGATCATTGGCATCCTCCTGAACTCCAACGCGGCGTTGACAAAGGTGCCGTGGCTGGAGCCGGATGACTTCTTCAACCCCGTTCTGAAGCGCCTGTTCGAATCCATCACCGCGATGGTGGAGAAGGGCATGGCGGCAAATGCCCTGACGATGAAGGATGCCTTCGAACCGGGGGTGATGATCCATGACCAGCCGCCGATCGCTTATCTGGCGCGTCTGCAGGGCGAGATCGCCACTACCGACCCGGTCGGGTTTGCGAAGACACTGCGCTATGCCCGCAGCCGTCGGTCACTGGTCTCCATTGGCGAGGATCTTGCCAAGGCTGCCCGCCTGTCGCCTCCCGAGGTCATCCCGACCGAAATACAGGGCGAGATAGAGGACAGGCTTGCCGAGGTTCGCTTATTGGCGCCGAGGCAGGACACCAGAACGGCAATCGGTTCGTATGCCGATGCGTTCCTCTCCTCACTGTCGCCGTCTCATTCCAGCGGTCGCGGTGTGCCTCTGGTCTTCCCCGAGCTGGAGCAGGTTATTCAGGAGCCGTTGGAAGGCGGGAACCTCTACGGTCTTCTTTCCTCGTCGGGTGAGGGCAAGACGAGCCTCATGCTGCAGATCGCTGAACATGCCGCCCGCAAGGGCTCTCCGGTCCTCATCATGAGCTACGACCAGAACGGGGAGCAGGTATTCCGACAGATCGTTTCGCAGTGTGTCGGGACTGAGGTGACACGGATTCGTCGCGGCGACTTCTCCGAAAAGGAGGCCGAGCGGATGATTTCCGAGACCAACCGGATCAAGGCTCTGCCGATTGAGATCATCCGGTGCAAGCGGGAGAAGATCGGTCGGATCGCGGCCTATGCCCGGGCCTTCGTCAAGCGGTGGCAGACGGTCACGGAAGGAACCCCGCTGATCATCCTCGATCATTCCCGCAAGGTCCAGCCTGACAGGCCGAATGACCATGAGGGTCGAATTGCGGGTGCCATCAACGGAGAATGCAAGGCCGTTGCCGAAGAAACCGGCGCTGCGTGGCTGAACATCAACCAGCGCAACAGCGGCGGGATGTCGAGACCCAACCCCAGACCGATCGCCAGAGACCTGTTTGGCGGCGAGCAGGCCAAGGAGGACTTCGACGCCATCTTCTACCTGTACCGCAAAGAAAAGTGGCGGGACGAGCAATTGAAGATTGCCCGGGACGCAAAGGAGAAAGAGCAGATCATGCAGCGCTTCGGGGACTGCGAGGGCAAGGCCGAGATCGGCGCGATCAAGGTCCGCTATGGATCGGACAACCAGCGACGGGAACTGATCTGGGAAGGGCGGTTCACGAGATACCGCAGCGAGCAGCAGGGTGATCAGGTGGAGGGGCTGTTCTGATGAACCGCGCCACGGCATTCGCTGAGGAAACCATAGGCGGCTATATCGGCCGCTTTCGCCTTGCCTGGCGCTCGGAAGCCTTCAAGGTGCGCGAGCATCGGGAGGGAAGGGTTCTCTACTTCGCCACGGCCGAGGAGGCCGAATTGGCGGCATGGCGCGTCAAACACAAGATCGAGGACCGCCACATGCGCCGCGATGGCGAAACGCTCTCCACGGCCATCTCTGCGGCCGATGCGCTGTTCCCTACGCTGGTCAGGCAGAAGGGCAGCAGCCGGTATACCAAGGTCGAGACGCGGAGGCAGGCATGAGCCACCCCTGCGACGTATACCGCGTGGCCCGTCAATGCGGTGTGATCCTCCGCGATAGTCATGAGCATAGCCCGACCAGTCGGCGCCCTCGGGAATGCTTCTGTAAGCCCACGCTGCGGGAAATCGGGCGTGAGCATGGCGAGGATCATCTGCGCCTCGTCCTCATGCTCATGACCGGGACAAAGGCCAACTCGGCCGAGCTTTATGCCGACATGATCAAGGCTGTGTCTGCCGTGCTTCTATGGATGCCGGATCTACTCCGCCGGCCGACGCTGGTGTCGGACTTCAACGCGATCGATCTGGGCTCATTGCGGCGGAAGGCGAGGGCAATGAACTGCGGTGTCCCGACTACCCACGTTCTGCGCATCCTACTCGCCACGCGCTTCTATCAACCCATACAGGGCGACATGCTCGAAATGCTCCAAGGAGAGGCGGCTTGAACTATCAGGCATGGACGGCAAAGGCGGTCGAGGATCGCGTTCTGGAAGCTGCGGAGACGCTTATGCTTCTGCCGGGCGTCAAAGGCCCGCAGGCCTATGGAAGCGCAATGCCAACCCCGGTCAGGGACTGGCAGTCCTATGGGCTAGAACCGTCCACGTACAAGCGCCGGCCCAGCCGCAGCGCATTGGACCGCATGCCCGAGGTTTGGACGTGGATTAACGGGCTTCCCAACCAGGCGGATCGTGTGCTTCTCTACTCATGGGCATGGGTGAAGGTCCGCTCGGGCAAGAAGATTGCCGACTTCGCCAGCCGAGAAGGCATGAATGTCAGAACTCTGCGGCGGTCAATTACCCGTATTTGTCAACTAATTGCGAACGACCTTAACCGAATGCATGCTGTTCGGTTGAACAGTACCGTTGACCTGGTGTCCGAAAATCAGGCAGAACCCGATCCAGAAACCGTATCGTCGGTGAACTACGCCAATCACTGGATGGCTCCCGGCGCCAAGCCCCGACACCTCCCTGAACGGCTCGAACCGCTTCAAAGGAAATCCGCATAGCGGATGGGGCATCAATCATTCATGGGCTGGTGCAAAGCCATGCTCGGCCATGCAAGCTCGGAATGTACTATTTGAAGCGATGGCGCCTGCAATCCATAGCCTACCTGCTGAAACTTGCGTTTCCGCGGCGCGGCCATTGCAAATCGCCATCGCTTTTTCGAAGCGAGCCTCATAGCTGTCATTTGAAATGGGCTTCCACTCACTGGATGTGCTGCTGTTGCAACTGGCAAGCATTCCAATCGCCAAGAGCATGCACAACATTCGCGACGTGATCATTCCGCCGTTCCTCCCCTCCTTAGCCAAAGGAAATCACATCTGGCGCAAGGTCTCAACTAGCGAGAGGTGGGTATGGACGCGGAAGCGGAAGGCGGCTTAGGTCCACCAGCCGTAGTGCAGGCCGACCTGCCATAAAGCAAAGGCAATTGTGATTATTGCGGCGGACAATTCGATCTTGGACATGTCGATCTCCGATGTGAGGCCGACTCCCCAATTATCAGCAGATGGTTGCCGCCATCGTCCGTCTATTCTGCGGTGTGTGGAGAAGTGGTATGTCTCGCCACGCTCATGACGTAGAGACCGCGGGTTTGCTGTGACTGATCAGATATCCTTGGAGCGCAACCCGATCTCGGTCGGGGCAATTGCCAGGTGATCGAACTTGCGGATATGCCTTGCCAGCTTTGGGTGGGGGTAGATTTGATGTGTCGAGTCCCCCGAGTGAAAGATCTCGAACATCCTGTTGCTCAACCCATGCCAGCCAAAGCCAAGGAACACGTCCGCGATCGAGAGCACAAACACGAATGTTTGTTTGGCGTCGTAAAATGGTAGGTGGCTTTTGCGTACAAGCCCGAAACCGAGATTCGATTGAGCCCACTGTATGGTCTTCCCAGCCTCTACCTTGCCAGCGATCACTTTAATCCCGGCGGGAATGCTGGAGCCTTGTGACAGAGCGCGAGGTAGCGAGGCAGGAAGAATGGAGCGGTAGTTAGCGCTTCGATGAGCAACCACACCGGTCTTCGTGATCCAGGCTGCAATCGTATACCTTTCCGCCTTCGAAAAGCAGCGCGGCGATATGTCAGCCTGCAGTCGGGGAAGCAGTGCCCGAAAACCACTCTCTAAACGAGACATCCACCCATTGTTGCAGGAAGAGCAGACAGAGCCGAGTGTGTGAGAGTTGCCGCTAGCGACCCGTTCCGACAGCGGCACTCCGATCCAACTCATATGAGTGCCGCGGAGGCTACCCTTTTCGCTACCGCCAACATAGTGCTGGAGCCATAGCGGGATCACATGCTCACGCGTGAGAGGCCCGGGTGCGCCGCAGAAGATACATGAGCGCTTCGCCATCGCCGCAGTCAACTCAAGCGAGCGGTTCAGCGGGACGGATCTAAAGGTGGTCCTTCAACCATTTGCTCCCGTTGTCGGCAATTCCGTGCCACGCACCCACGCCTGTGAGGGCGACGACAAGAAGCTCATCGTTGTCGTCAACATAGTTGAGCAGATCGTCTCGAATCTGCTTGGCGGTCAGGTCGGTGACGACAATGAACGTGGAATCCAAGTGAGCCCAATAGGTGGGGTATTTCTCTTTAAGATGATCGCGAAGGGCTTTGTTCCTTGCGTAGTAGTTTTCGCCCTCGCGATTTAGATCATACCCGATGAGATAGCTCATCTTTCCGCCCTCCCTTTGAAAAACTATCAAACCCCGCGACAGAAAATCAAAGATGGCACGTGGTGGCAAGAGAGATGGTGCAGGGCGGAAGCCCGGCACACCGAATAAGGCTTCGATCGAGCGCCAGAAGAAGGTAGCGGCAACGGGGATCACTCCGCTCGACTACATGCTGAAGGTGATGCGTGATCCGAAAGCAGATGCTGGTAGGCGCGATGACATGGCCAAGGCCGCAGCCCCTTATGTCCATCCAAAGCTGGCCTCCATGCAGCACACCGGCCGCGGTGGTGGGCCAATCCAGACGATGGACGTCACCAAACTCAAGGGCATGACGGATCAGGAGCTCGAACTTCTTGAACGTGCACTTGTCCAGATCGGAATTGTTGACGGCGATCAGGGCCGAGAGGGAGGCGAGGAGGACTGAGGCCGATCGCAAGGCTGAGCGGAAGGAATTGCTCGGCTCGCATCTGGCCTTCACCAAGAAGTTCTTCCGGGAGAAGGAAGGCCAGCCGTTCTCGGTTGCCCCGTTTCATCCCGTCGTTTGCGACACGCTCGATCAGGTATTCACCGGTGATATCAACCGGCTGATCATCAACATCCCGCCTGGCTACGGGAAAACCGAACTGGCGGTGGTGAACTTCATCGCCCGTGGGTTTGCGATCAATCCTCGCTCGAGGTTCATTCACGCCAGCTATGCGCAGCCGCTGGCGCTGGACAACTCGACCAAGGTCAAGGACGTCATCAACCTGCCGGGCTATCAGGCGCACTGGCCGGTGAGGATGCGTGTCGATACAAACGCCAAGGGATTATGGCGCACGACTGACGGCGGGCATCTGAGAGCGGCCGCGGCGGGTGAGCCGATCACGGGCTTTCGTGCCGGCATTCTTGCCGAACCGGGCTTCACAGGCGCGCTGGTCATAGACGATCCGCTGAAGCCTGACGATGCGTCATCGGATACAACGCGGAAGTTCATCAACGAGCGGTGGGAGAACACCTTCAGGTCGCGTCTGGCGCATGAGGACGTGCCGGTCATCGTGATCATGCAGCGGCTGCATATCGATGACTTCGTGGCCCACCTGCTGGAGAACTCGGGCGAGCACTGGCATCTGCTGAAGCTGCCTGTGCTCGTTGAGGGCGAGGGCAAGGCGCCGGCGGGGAAAGTGACGCTGATCCCGCACGGCCTTCCCGACGGCCCGCTGTGGGAGGAGAAGCACACCCTCGATCAGATCAAGGTCCTACAGGGTGCACCGCACGTCTATGCGGGCCAGTATGCGCAGGAGCCGACAGTCGAGGGCGGCAACCTGTTCAAGCCGGGTCTGCTGCCTCGGTATGACGAAGTGCCGAAGCTCTCCTGGCGGGCGATCTACGTCGACACGGCGCAGAAGACGAAGGAACGGAACGACTATACGGTCTTCGAGCATTGGGGCGCCGGGGTAGACGGGCGAGCCTACTTGCTCGAGGTGGTGCGCGACCGGTTCGAGGCGCCCGAGCTAGAGAAGACCGCCTTCGCGTTGTGGACGCGCCTTCGCGGTGATGATTGGCCTGCCGATCGGTACGGTCATCTTCGCAAGATGGTGATCGAGGACAAAGTTTCTGGAACGGGGCTGATCCAGTCGCTCACCCGCAAGGCGATCCCGGTGATCGCGATGCAGCGCGAGAGGGACAAATACACCCGCGCACTGGACGTGGTGCCGGCGGCCGCGGCTGGACTCATTGTGCTGCCCAAATCGGCCCTGTGGCTGAAAGACTTCGAGAATGAACTGGCGGCGTTTCCCGATGGCGGATTCGACGATCAGGTCGACCCCTTCATTGATGCCGCACTGGATATCTGCGGCTTCCTCGGCATGAACCTGGACAACCTGTGAGGCACGGATGGGCAATATTCTGACCTTCGTCCGCGACGGCCTCGCAAGCGCCATAGCAGGGCTCGGAACCGAGCGGGACAAGGCAGCGACGGTCTATTACACCGATCCGACGATTGACCTGCAGCAGCTCGTTGCAGCCTATCGCACCTCCTGGCTGCCTCGGAAGATCATCGACATCCCGGCGCTGGATAGCTGCCGCGCCTGGCGGTCCTGGCAGGCCAAGAACCCGCAGATCGAGAAGCTGGAAGAGGAGGAGACGAGGTTAGGCGTCCAAGGCAAGGTTCTCGAGGCGCGGAAGAAGGCAAGGTTGTTCGGCGGTGCAGCGATCTATTTCGATCTCGGCGATGATGCCTCGCAGCCGTTGAATGTCGAGAAGGTAAGGGCAGGGGGCGTTAGGTTCTTGACCGTTCTCACGCCTCGGCAGTTGCAGCCGGGCGAGATCGAGACCGATCCTCTGTCACCGCTCTATGGCCGGCCGAAGGAGTATACCGTCGTCAGCGGCACAGCGGCCCAGGCCAAGATCCATCCGTCTCGGCTCGCCATCTTTATCGGCAACGAGCTGCCGGATCGGGATATCACTTCTGGCGCTTCCTATGCATGGGGCGATAGTGTTCTTACCTCGGTCTTGGAGGCGGTGAAGCAGGCCGACAGCACGTCGGCCAACATCGCCAGCCTGATCTTCGAGGCGAATGTCGATGTCGTCACGATGGAAGGCCTGATGGCCTATGTCGGCACGCCCGACGGCGAGAGGAAGGTCACGGACCGCTACAGGATCGCAGCGACGGGCAAGAGCATCAACCGCATGCTCATCCTCGACGGCAAGGAGAAGTACGAGCGCAAGGCGGCCAGTTTCACCAACCTGCATGAGCTGATGGATCGGTTCTTTCAGAACGTCAGCGGCGCGGCCGATATCCCGATGACACGCCTGTTCGGCATGTCGCCGGGCGGACTGAATGCTACGGGCGAGGCTGATCTTCGCAACTACTATGACCGGATTGCCTCGGGGCAGACACTGGAGATGCAGCCGGCACTGGCGAACCTGGACGAATGCCTGATCCGCTCGGCTCTCGGCACCCGCGATCCGGACATCCACTACGTATGGAACCCGCTCTGGCAAATGAGCGAGAAGGAAAGGGCGGAGATCTTCAAGGCCAAGTCTGACGCGGCCAGGACGATCGCCGGCAAGGGTGGCATGGAAAGCCCGCTGATGCCGGTCGAAGCTCTATCCGACGCCTTTGTCTCGGAATTGGTCGAGGATGGGACGCTGGCCGGCCTCGAGGCTGCGATCAAGAAATATGGCACGCTGGCCGAGCAGGAGGAGGATGAGGAGGATATCGAGGCGGCAGACCTAAGCACCGATCTGAGGGAATAGAACTTTCTGTTCGGGTGAACCAATTGGGAAGTACTGAAACTTCTTCTTGTTTGGCTTGCCGACAGACAAACATTGCATCTGGTTCTCCCCAATGCGCCGCACCAAGATGGATCCAACGAGATCTAAACACTCGTGAGCTTTCATTGGCCGGAAGGCGGCGTTCAGTGATTGCCGATTTTTGGTGGAAGAATAAACCCAGCAATCCTGCAGCTCGGGTGGCCCGTCAAACCACCATTTCGCAATGATTTCCGACGAACGGTATAGGTGCTCAAGTCCCACTTCGACTTCACGAGCGAATTCATCGTGCAGAAAATCGTTGATAATATTAAGCTTCAGCTTTTCTTCATCGGTAAATTCCGATCCATGCTCTGTGGCTCCTATTATAGGAGCCTTGATAGACCGTCTTGCTTTGTATGCAAAAATTACGGCGTGGCTGCCGACAGGTATCCTGCATTCGGACAACGTGATGTGGGGGTCATGTATTGCCGTGTATAATACGGACTCCCCGATTTTATGCAGTCTGCCTGGTCTTCTGACCAATGAGCCGTCAGGAGCTTCTGAATCTCTTATGGTTGTGCCTGTTTGCGGCGGTATCGAACTATCCTCCGCGCGGCGAGCTCGAAAGAATAGTGTTCCAGTTGGAAATTCTGTGACGTGAATTTTAAGAAATGCCCTTTGGCTGCCGTCCGATGAATTCACGGACATGACCTTAAGGATTTCCTGTGTAAGTTGCTCGTCGTTCAGGGTTCTATGTTCACTCCGGCGAAAGTCGCGCACTCTTTGCATCAATTCTGACGGGGTAACTTCCGCCAGCATAGCTTTTTGCTTGGCGAGCATCTGTTGTGCGTTCAAATCCATTGAGACGTTCAAGTGTTGCTCCCCCCGGAACGTGAACTCAGGTCGCGATAGCGGTTTTCAACAGAGCTAGCAACAATATGCAATTCACAGACGCTGTAACCGTCGCGGGAACGCGGCGGACCGGTGACGGCTATCTTGTCGCCACCGCCAAATGCGTGCGCGCCGGCATCCAGCTCTATACCGGCGATGAGCTCGGCAGGCCCGAGATGAAGATCGTCCGGGTTTATCGCCCGGCCGAGGAAGTCTTTGCCAAGGATAGCCTGCAAAGCTTCAGCCACGCCCCGATTACGATCGACCATCCGACCGAGCAGGTCACGGCCGACAACTGGAAGGCACTGTCTGTCGGTGAGGTCAGCACGGCGGCGAAGAAGGTCGACGATTGGGTTGAGCTTCCCCTGATCTTCAAGGATGCCGCCGCTATCGGCCTGATCGAGAGCGGCAAGCGGGAACTGTCGGCCGGCTATGTCGCTGACTTCGACTTCACCTCAGGCGTAACGCCCTCCGGCGAGCCCTATGACGCCGTTCAGCGGTCCATCCGCATCAATCACCTCGCCCTGGTCGATAAGGCCCGGGCCGGGTCACAAGCTCGCGTTGGCGACAGCGCGAAAACCTGGGGCGCTGCCCCGATCACCCAACCCATAGCAGACGAAAGGAACCCGGATATGCCCGGAGAAAATCTGCGTACGGTGGTTGTGGACGGTCTCTCGGTCCAGACGACCGATCAGGGCGCCCAGGCCATCGAAAAGCTTCAGAAGGCCGTCGCCGACGCCCAGACGAAGCTTGCTGATGCCGAAAAGGCTCACGCCGACGCCATCAAGGCGAAAGACGAGGAGATCGGCACTCTCAAGGCGGACAAGAAGAAGCTCGAGGACGCCGCACCGAAGCCGGCCGACATCGACCGCATGGTGGCCGATCGTGCGGCTCTCGTCACCGCGGCAAAAGCCGTCGACGAGAAGATCGTCACGGACGGCAAGACCGATGCCGAGATCCGCAGGGCTGTCGTCGCCACCAGGTTCAGTGACGAAGAGCTCAAGGATATGTCGGACGACATGATCGCCGGCATGTTCAAGGCCCTGACCAAGGATGCCAAGCCGAACGACAGCGTTCGCGATGCGCTCCGCACTCAGGACCATTCCATCGCAGCCAATGACGCGTGGGGCGAGGGTGTCTTCGCTGCTGCCGGCGTCAGCGTGAAGAAGGGAGCCTGATCCAATGGCACAGCTCAATGAAAATCGCGGCACGGCCAATTTCCTCGTCTCCGAGGCGAACGGCATGTACCGCAGCCGGGAAGAGGGCACGGTGGCCGCTGGGACTGCTCCTGGTCTTCTCGCCGGCACCATCCTCGGCAAGCTCACCGCCGGCGGGAACTACGTCCAGTACAACCCGGCTGGTGCCGATGGCTCACAGACAATCGCCGGCATCCTGTTTGAGGCTGCCGTCGGTACGGTCAAGCGCACCATTGTCGTTCGCGACTGCGAGGTGAACGGGGCGCATCTCATCTACCAGGCTGGCGCCGATGACGCTGCGAAGGCTACGGCCAACGCGGCTCTGGCGGCGCTCGGCATCATCGTCCGCTAACGGAGGCCGAAACCATGGCATCTATGGATATCTTCAACAACTCGGCCTTCTCGATGACCTCGCTCACCGGCGCGGTCTCCAAGGTCGGGTACAAGCCCCAGCTTCTTGGATCGCTCGGCATCTTCGAGCCGATGCCGGTTCGTACCCGCTCGATCTTCGTCGATCGTCGCGAGAACAAGCTGGTCCTGATCCCCGCGAGCGCCATCGGTGCACCGCCGAAGGAGCTTGAGGTCGATCCCCGCAATGCGGTTCCGCTCAAGACGGTTCGCCTCGCCAAGGGCTTCACGCTCTATGCCGAGGAGATCCAGGGCATCCGCGCATTCGGATCGGAAACCGAGTTCGCTCAGGTGCAGGCCGAATACCTGCGCCGCATGGCGATGATCCGCGACGACATGGAGCTCACCCATGAGTTCCATCGCCTCGGCGCCCTGCAGGGCCTCCTGCTCGATGCCGACGGCACGACGGTGATCTACAACTACTTCACCGAGTTCGGTGTGGCCGAGCCTGCCGCGATCAACTTCGATCTCGACAATGCCGCGCCGGCGCCTGGTGCCGTGCGTCTGAAGTGCGCCGAGGTGATCCGGTCCATGCAGCGGTCGGCCGGCGGCGCGTTCACCCCGGCGACAACGGTGCACGCCTTGGTCGGCGACGCCTTCTTCGATGCGCTGATCACGCATCCGGAGGTGGAGAAGACCTACATCAACTGGCAGGCCGCCGCCGATCTGCGACAGGATCGGTCGTTCCAGTCCTTTGTTTATGGCAGCATCACCTGGCACAACTATCGGGGCACCGACGACAATTCGACCGTGGCAATCGACACGGACGAGGCGAAGTTCTTCCCCGTTGGTGCGCGTGACGTGTTCAAGGTGGCGTATGCGCCGGCAGAGTTCGGCCCGTACATCAACACGCTGGGTCAGCAGACCTATGCCATCAACATCCCGGATCGTGACCGGCAGGCATGGACGCGCGGCGAGCTCTACAGCTATCCGCTGTATTTCGTGCAGCGTCCCGATGTCCTGAGGAAGGGTGTGAGGACCTGATCATGGCACAGTATCACGTCAAGAACGGCAGCCATGTTGCCAAGGCCTTCAAGGTGAGGGGCGGCCACACGGTCGTCCCTGCCGGCAAGCAGGCTGACCTGGTCGATGCCAAGGAACTCACTGAGGCCCAGATCGAGGCCTTCGAGCGGGAAGGCGTCAAGGTGAAGGCCAAGGGTGGCAAGGAGAAGAAGGGGGAGGAGGCTGACGATACAAAGTCGGCCGCCGAAGTCCTCGCGATGGCCGACGGCAACTTCATGGCCTTCAAATCGGCAGCCTCGAAGCTCCTCGGCGAGGCGACCCCATCCAAGAAGGATGAGATCGTCGCCGCGCTCGAGGAACTGGCTACGAAGCCGGAGCCCTAATCCCTCTCGAGCATTTCATCTGTTACCTCGCGGCCTGTGTGCCGCGGGGTTATAAGATGGGTAAGGTCGAAACCTTGCCGGCGGGCTTCAGCAAGAAATTCGGCTTTCGTCTCTTCGGATATCTCAGGCTGGCGAGACAGAATCCAAAGGTACTTTCGATCCGGCGTGCCGACCAAAGCCGTGTGGTAGTCGGGGTCGATTTTGAGGACCCAATAGTCTGCTTTGGTGAACGGTATCCAGCGGATGTATTCGGGCAGGAAGGTGAGTTTCAGGCGAGATTTTGCATCGTCAACGGGCACGGCCTCGCCAACTGCTTGAGATGGCTTACCGTCTTCATCGAAGCATCTATTGTCGACCCTGACGTTCCCGTCCTCGTTTAGCGAGTAGTTCGCGGTAATGTCGGTCGCCGTCTCGTCTTCCCATCTCAAGGGCAAGCGGCAGATTTCATACCAGCGCCCAAGGTATCGATTTAGATCGAGGCGCCTCACGGCGGTCACGTCGGTCATTAGCATCGATCCTGTTGAGCCAAGCTGGAGTAAGGGACATGGGCCGCGGCTTTGTTCGCGGCCCTTTCCGATCCGTCAGCCCTTCAGCTTGTCACGGATCTTGTCTTCGGTCTTGCCAAGGCCTTTCTGAGTGTCTTTATCCAACTCTTGGATCGGCTCGACATTCTCTTTGTCGGTCTTCGTCTGACCGCGTGACTTATCTTCGGAACCCTTCATCTTCTCGTTCTGCATGGTTCTCTCCCTTCAAGGAGAAAACCCAACAGGCGCTTGGAGAGAATGTTCCAATCCAACGGAGTGACCGATGGCCGGTTATGGCGATGATGCCGGGTTTGAGACATGGCTGACGGAGAACGGCTACACGCTGCCGGACGACGCGCCATCGCCGGCCGTGCTACGTCAACGTGGGAGCGCCTATATTGATGCGACCTACGGGCCGCGCTTTGTAGGCACTCCCACTGATCCTGAGCAGGAGCGGGAGTGGCCGCGGACTGGCGCGTACATCTTCGGATCTGCTCTTGCTTCCGACATGGTTCCCGACCGCGTGGTGAAGGCGAGCTATCGCGCCGCCTACATCGCTGCGACCAATCCAGCCGCTCTGTCGGTCGTCATCGATCCGGCTCGCCGTGTGAAGAGGCAGAAGGTGGATACGATAGAGCGGGAATTCTTCGACGGAGGCGAGGCCACGGGAGGCGCGGTGACCGCTTCGCTGTCGTCGGATATCGAAGGGCTGCTGGCGCCGCTCCTGATGCCCGTGGGCGGCTTCCCTTCCATCCTGGTGGTGTGATGACCTTCTACGACGAAATGCGCGGCGTTGCCGACGAGCTGCTGTCAGAGTTCCAGCAAGGCACCGTCCTCCTTAAGCGCGTGACCACAACGCCGGGCGAGAACGAATGGGACCCGCCCGGTGAGACGGTCACGACCTATCCACTCAGCGCGACGGTCAAACGGCTCCACCAGCGCTACGAGAACGGCGTCCTGATCGTCGAGACCGGCGACATGGTGACGTTTGCGGTGCCGACAATCCCTGCATCGGTGGAACCGGAGATCCCGGCGAACACACCCGCCCTGACCGACACGCTCATTATCGACGGTGTGGAGCGCGCGATAAGCAATCTGACCCCGATACCTGGTTCAGGGACTGTGGTCGCGTGGAAGGCGTGGTGCGCGGCTTAAGGGACGTCGTCCCGTCCCGTCGCTCCGCCCTCGTTCTCGAGGATGCCAATGCGCTTTGTAAGCGACCGATTGAATTTCAACCTGACGCCTACCCCCTGAGAGCCCTCTTCGGGGAGGAAGACGGCACCGATGGCTTCGAGCTCCCGCTGAATTGCTAAGATGGTGGCATCGTTAGGAATGCGGACATCCCGCTCGAAATTCTCGATGACCGCCTCATCAACATTCACGTTTGCCGCCAGTTTGGCGCGGCTGATCTCCACCAAGGCTCGAGCAGCTCGACAAAGGGAACCGGTGATCATCGGGGCCTCCATGATGGTCAGGAGGAGAGTATAGTGGTTAATCGCCCAACCCGCGACATCATCAAGGAACTGCTCGCCACATATGACGAGCGGCTGCGCTTGGCCTTTCTCTCGGCCGTCGACGATATCCGCAACGCAATTGTCCTCAGGGTTATCGTTGAGCGCCTGGAGCGCGGTGACGTTACCGGCGCGATCGAGGCAATGCATCTGGACGCTGACGCCTTTGCCAAGCTCGAATTGGCGATCGCCGAGGCATACAACGCCGGCGGTGCTGCCACGGTTGAGAACTTGCCCAGGGTGACCGATCCCGAGGGCAACAGGGTCGTGTTCCGGTTCGGCGTCCGGAATCCCGAGGCTGAGGCTTGGCTGCGCGGGCATTCGTCCACTCTGGTGACGAGGATTGTAGATGATCAGCGTGAGGCGATCAGGACTGTACTGACGGAGGGTCTTTCGATCGGCCAGAACCCGCGTCAGACAGCCCTGGATGTGGTCGGGAGGGTCAACAGAGCAACGAACAGGCGAGAAGGCGGGGTGATCGGACTCACCACAGCTCAGGCGCGTTATGTTGCCCGCGTGCGCCAGGAACTGCTTTCTGGTGAGCCCGATCAACTCAGGCGGTATCTGGAAAGAGGCCGGCGCGATAGGCGTTTCGACAAGACGGTCACAAGAGCCCTCCAAGAGGGTAAACCAATCCCTGCCGAAATCGTTAACAGGATCGTCGGCAGGTACTCAGATCGGCTCCTTGAACTCCGCGGTGAAATGCTGGCCCGGACCGAGACCATGACCGCGCTCGGCAAGAGCCGTGACGATGCGATCCGTCAGCAGATCGCGGCCGGCAAGATCAAAGTGGAGGATGTCACGAAGGTGTGGCGGTCTGCCGGCGACAGCCGCGTGAGGCATACGCACCGGGCTCTTTCGGGAAAATCAGCTCCGATGGACGGCTTCTTCCAAAGCCCGAGCGGTGCGATGCTGCGCTATCCTGGGGACCCGCAGGCACCTGCCTCCGAGACAGTCGGCTGCCGCTGCTGGATGGAATACAAGATCGACTACTTCGCCAGCGTCGTGCGCCGGCAGAGGGCGGCGTGATGGCGTCATTCTCGGCTCAGATCGACGCATGGGTTCACAAGGTCGAGGGTGCGATCGAGGCCGTCTTTCACGAGAGCGTGCAGGAACTGGTGAGCCAGATGCAGGCGCTGGTGCCGGTCGATACCGGGTTCTTGCGAGCATCGCTCCGGGCCTCGACCACGGCAATGCCAGTCCTGTCGCTCGACAATCCAGGCGGCACGTTCACGCCCGACTATGGCCAGATCGAATTGGTCATCATGGCCGCCGATGTCGGAGAGACGATCTATCTCGGCTACATGGCCAGGTACGGCGCCTATGTCCATTACGGGGCAGGGGGAAGGCCGCCGCGACCGTGGGTGGATATGGTGGCGCAGCGTTGGCAGGCGATCGTCGCAGAGAAGGCGGCAGAGCTTAAGGCGCGTTTTGGTCTTTAACGCCGGCCAGACGATCGCTCTCCTGCTCACCGGCCAGGAGTAGGGCGAGGGAGAGGCCGGAAAGCACCCGCCTGGCAGCCTCAAGGGCCGTGTCGCCACGCACAGTCTCCGCCGTGTCGTCGCCGATAAGCTGGCGGGCGGCGGTCAGTCTTTCGTGGATCTCGTTGTCGCTGAGCGGCTTCATCGGCCAAGGAATAGCGCAGAATGCCGACCATTGAAACGTCGATCTGGCTCGCTCTCAAGGCGAGGGTGCAGTCGCTCGTCTTGTCGCCGGCACTGCCGGTCGCATGGCCGAACGAGAGTTTCGACGCGCCGCTGTCGGGTTATCTCCGCGTAACCTGGATACCGAACATCAACCGCCGCCTGTTCCTGCGCGGCTCCGATCCTCACCAGCGTCTTTCGTTGCTGCAGGTGGATGTGTTCGGCAAGAAGAATCAGAACGTCTCCGTAGCCTTAGAGATAGCCGGGAAGGTGGCGGCGCATTTCCCGGCTGATCTGCGCATGACAGCAGAAGGTGTCACGGCTCGCGTGGTCCGCGCTCCTGAGATCGCGCAGCCCATTGCCGACGACACTCACGTCCAAGTCCCTGTGACCATCTCAATTGAAGCCATCGTCTAGGAGAGAGCAAAGATGAAGCTTGTCTATTCCGGCACGCGATTACCCGGCTTGCCGAAGGCTGACGGCATCAAGGTCGTCAACCCGGTCCATTTCGCCGGCGTGAAGAAGGAGGCCAAGGCGGTCTACCTGAACGGCGACTATCCCAACATTAAGGCGGCATATGAAGAAGTCGGGGTGAAGGTGCATCCCGTCTCCGATCTGCTGCCGAAGGCCAAGCAGGAGGGCTGACCCATGGCGAACACCAACAAGGGCAGGAAATTCTACATTGCGGTTGACACGGATAACACCACTCCGCTGCCGCAGCCAACCGACCTTACCCAGACCGACTATGAGGCGCTGACCTGGCTGGAGGTCAAGAATGTCGGCTCGATCGGTGAGAGCGGTACACAGACCAATATCGTCAGCTATGACGAGCTCTCGACGGATGTGACCCAGAAGCAGAAGGGCATCTCAAATGCCGGCGATCCTCCGGTCGAGGTCGCGCGCAATACTTCTGATCCTGGCCAGAAGGCGATGCGCGCGGCAGCCGCGACGAAGTACCTGTATGCGTTCAAGACTGAGGACGCTGACGCGCCCGACGAGAGTACGACCAACTCGGTCTACTATAATCGCGGCCTGGTCACCGGCCCGACGCGTCCGAACGGCCGGAACGAGGATTTCAACCTCGAGGTCTTCACGCTCGGTCTGATCCAGCGCGAGATCGTCGTTGACCCTGAGCCCATCGCTCCTTGAGGTGATGCATGGATATCGCCGGCATCTACAATTACGAGACGCTGTTTCCGCTCGAGCTCGTTCGCCCCGATACCGAAGAGAAGATCGGCATCACCTTTCAGATCCGATCGGCCTCCTCCGCGGAAGCCAAGAAGGTTCTCCGCAAGCATGTCGACGAGGTGACCGAAAGGCAACAGCGCGGCAAGCTGGTCAAGGGCGAGATGCGCCTGCGCCAAGAGCTGGAGAAAGCCGCATCGTGGATCGCGTCCTGGGATTGGGGAGAGCACACCTACGGGGGCGAGAAGCCTGAGTTTTCCTTCAAGAAGGCAGTCGAAATCCTTGATCGGGAAGACTGGATTTACCAGCAGGTAGCGGAGGCTGCCAACTCGCTGGCAAATTTTACGAAGGAATCTCCGAAGACTGCTGCGAAGCCGTAAGGCTGGCAGTCAGGTACGATACTCCGGACGAGAACGGCGAGACGAGGCGGGACAGGAATGCCCGTTTCGGTCGGGCGGACCTCAATCCCGAGATCACCATCGCCGAGCATTGGGCGCACCTGTGGGAATGGTTTTGGGAACTGAGCGCGGCTCGTAGCCAGGGTTTCTCTGGGCCAAACCCGATCTCCTACTCCGAAATCGCTGATTGGGCTGAACTCACCGGCAATCTGATCCGCCGGGACGAGATCGCGATCATCCGCAAGATGGATGCTGCTTTCCTCGCTACCAATGCGGCTGAACAGGCCGAAGCGGCCGAGCGGGCCAAGCACAAGAAGGACTGAGTTATGGACATCGCCTCGCTTGGCATTGCCGTCGATAGCTCTCAGGCCGACAAGGGCGCCGTTTCGCTCACGAAGCTTTCCGCTGCTGCTAAGCAGGCGGAGGCAGCGACAAAGGGGACGGCGGCGGGCGCACGAAGCGCAGCGTCTGCTGCCGCCGAGGTGGCGTCTCAAACGAACTCAGCGGGGCAGGCGGCGGCGAGGGCGGAGGGGTTCTTCACCCGTCTCTGGTCCGCGCTCACTCGGCTTCGCTCCGGCTCGCAGAGCGCTGCCCAATCCCTTACCCAAGTGGGAAATGCGGCGAACGACAATGCTCGCCGTATGGGCGGAAGCTTTTCCGGCTTGGCCGCCCAGGTGCAGGACATCGGCGTCACCGCGGCCATGGGCATGAACCCGATGATCATCGCGCTGCAGCAGGGAACGCAGATCGCCGGCCAGATGGAAGTCGCCTTGCAGAATGGTGGCACAGCCGCAGGTGTCTTCGGCGCTGCGCTCCGATCGCTGATCTCTCCCGTCTCCCTCATCGCGATCGGCCTGACCGCCGTTCTGGCGGCTGGCCTTCAAATGGTTGACTGGGCTCAACTCGGGGCTTCCGCCCTGAATACCCTTGCGTCTGTTCTCCAGACCATTGCGCCCTATGCGGCAATGGCTGCTGCTGGGTTGGCTCTCCTTTACGCGCCGGCAATCATTGGCGGCATCGTGCAAGTGATTGCTCTTATGGGCCGCTTGGCTGTTTCTGCAGCCATGGCTGCCGCCAATCCGGCCGCCGCATTCGTCCTTGGCATCACGGCCGCTGTAGCCGCCGCGAACATCTTTCGTGATGAGCTGGCCCAGATATTTGGCCGCGACATTGTTGCGGATGCCAAGAATGCGGTGAACTTCATCATCGGGGCGTTTGTCGGAGGCTTCAACGCAATCAAAACCTCATGGAGCCTTCTGCCGGCAGCGATCGGCGATTTGGTTTACCAAGCCGCCAATGCCACAATCGGCGGGGTTGAGAAGATGCTCAACTTCGTCATCGAAAAGATCGACGCCTTCATTGGTAAAATTGAGGGTGTCATCTCGACCGTTTCCGGGTGGATAGGACAGGACGGAGTACGGCTCGGGAGGATTGGCGAAGTCAAGCTCGGCCGTCCATCAAACCCCTACGAGGGAGCCGCAACTGCCGCGGTAGACGCGGCGCGCGAGGCCTTCGATAACGCTCAGGGTATGGATTATGTCGGGGCCGTTGGTGGCGCGATAGAGCGCGCTGCCGCGGGAGCCGCTGACAAGCTTCGGGATCTGGCTGGATCATTCACCGGTGTCGAGGATGCTGCTGCTGGAGCTGGTAGAGCAGCTAAAGGGGCTGCGGAAGGAGCAAAAGACCCGTGGAAGGGGCTACGCGGTGAGGTTGATAAGACCAAGGAATCGCTCTCGTTCGCCAAGGATGTAACGAAAGGCTTTTTGTCTGATCTTCGGCAGGGGCTCGCCAATGGCGAAGGCTTCTGGAAGTCCTTCGGCAATGCGGCGCTGAACGTTCTGGACAAGATCGTCGACAAGATCGAGACGCAGTTTGTGGACGCGTTGTTCTCTGCCAATTCGGCTGCCTCCGGCGGAGGAGGGGGCGGCATCCTCGGCGCGATCTTCGGCGGAATTGGTAAGTTGCTCGGCTTCGCCTCCGGTGGGTACACTGGGAATGGTGCTGCCAATCGTGTAGCTGGCGTTGTCCACGGCGGCGAATACGTTTTCTCGAAGCGAGCCACGGATCGCATCGGGGTGGGGGCTCTCGACCAGCTTCACCGCCGCGCGAAGGGCTATGCCAGTGGCGGGTATGTGACCACGTCGCCAAGGATCACGCCTGCGGCAAATCAGAATGTTCACGTCACGGTTGGTGTCTCGGTAGACAGGAACGGCAACCTGCAAGCCTACGTCAAGGATGTAGCGCAACAGGAAGGCGGACGTGCCGCCCAAGTCGGCATTTCTCAATACGACAAGAGCCTACCGGGACGTATCAGCGACGTGATGGAGCGGCATGGATGACCTCTATGGTCGACTTTCCCGTCAAGGCGGTCCCGATCACAGATGTCTCATTGGCGATCGGCTACAACACTCGGCCGGGACATGAGGCGACCAACGGAATGCGCCGGTCAATCGGTGTGTCCGGCGCTCAGTTCAGGCTTCGGTTTACCGTTCACGTCCACAGCAACCATGCGGTGAGAGCTGTCCGCGGTTTCGTATGGAACATGGAGGCCGACAGCGCCTTGGTGCGGATCAGAATACCGGATCTCTACGGCATAGACGGGCCGTTTGCTCTGGCGACCAAGGCACACCGAGACCAGTATCCTCAAGGCATTCCGTTTGCCACCGATGCGCTCTACGCGACCGGTATTGGCCATGCCTATCCGACCTTGGAAACGACGGTGACAGAACCTGCCGACTTGAATGCGCGGGAGATCAAAGTAGCTCTCTTGGATGAGACCATAGGCGGTTGCGCAATCTCGATCGACGAATTCTGCTACGGTATCGCAGGATCATGGGTAGAGGGTGACACGAACCGTCTCAGGTTATCTCCTACGCTCCGAAAGCCTATTGCTTCGGGCGCAACAGTCTCGCTGGCTCCAATCTTCGTTGGCTTCTGCATTACCGACAATCCTGGCTATGAGGCGCTCCACGCCGGCATGTATGGCGACCATACGCTGGAGTTTGTCGAGGACCTGACCCGGCTGGTGGAAAGCGTCGACTGATGTTTTCGCAGACGATCAGGGAGGCGGCGCGAGGCAATCGCGTCCATTGCGTTGTGCTTGCTGAATTGCAGTTCCTGTCCGGAACGATGTTCGTGCATAATGAGGGCGGCTTGCTGAGGTCACGAGGCTTTGATGGCGAGATCGAAGCAATCGAGTGGAAGGGTCTCCAAGGCTTGGCGGCTGTTTCGAATTTCGGAGCGTCCAAGATTGGCGCATCCCGTCAGATGACATGCACGCTCAATATGGAAGACGCCTTGATCAAAGAGTATTTCTTTGAGCAGGAGCAGCGCGAAGTGCGAGGCCGTAGGTTCCGGTTCTGGGGCCAATTCTACGACAAAGATCTTCAACCGCTCGATCGTCGCTTTCACATCTATACAGGGCTTGGGGATCGGCTGCGTATGACGAAAACCGGGCCCTCACAGCGGCAGATCGTCCTTCTTCTCGAAGATTGGTTTGTGCGCAGGCGGCGCTCGGCGAATTCGATGGTTACAAATAGCGACCAGCAGCAGCGCGACCCTGGCTCGACCGGCTTCATCTACGTGCAAAAGATGGTCGACCAGACCCTCAATCTATTCGATGCGCGAAACTGACCTCCTCGACTGCTACCTCGCAGGAGAGAAGCGGAAGCCGTTCGAATGGGGAAAGGGGAACGGTGATTGCCTTCTGTTCCTGCTGGGATGGGCCGAAATAGCCACCAACAGGACTGCGACTGTGGTCTGGCGCGATATGTACCGAACCGAGCATGGCGCCCATGTGGCTCTTGAAGAGTTTGGCGGGGCCGTCGCAGCCGTCACTGACGTGCTCGGGGCGCCTCGCATGGGGAGCGAGGCCAAGCGCGGCGATGTCGGGCTGCTGGAAGTCCAGGATTGGTTTCTCGGAATGATCTGCACCGGACGTATGTGGGTGTTGAGGGCTGGCGAAAAGGGCGTTCGTTTCACAATGCGGCAGCCTGACATGATTTGGCCTGTGGGTTTTAGATGAGCACTTACATCCGGAGTCGGAACGCAGCCTGGGGGCTAGGTTGCAGTACGTCGCTGTATTCGCAGGCCGTATTCCATCCGCAGGCAGTCGGTGCGCTTTTCATCGGCTTGCTCCAAAGCACCGGGTTGTTGGTCGGGGCGGTCAATGTTCTCGGTTTCACGGGGCTCGGAACACTAGCACTTGGCGTTGGCTACGCTGCAGTGACCGCTGCCGCAATCGGACTGCAGTTGGCGCTCCAGAAAAAGCCCGCAGCACCCCAGCCCTCGGATGTGCAGACCAATATCCGTCAGGAGATTTCGCCACGCCGCCGCATCTATGGCCGATATCTGACTGGCTCCGTGATCGTCTTCGGCTTCAGGAGAGGAGAGAAATCCTACCTTTTACACTACGTCTGCGAAGGTCCGATCAGTGGCTACGTGTCGTTTCGGCTCGACAAGAAACCGGTGACACTGGACGGGGATGGCTTTGTCACCCAAGAGCAATATCAAGTTGGAGGGCGGTCGCGGGTGCAAATCCTAACCACCCTCGGCACCATGAACGATGAGCCATTCGCCGAATTGCTTGCAGCTTTCCCTGAACTCGACACGCCACTTACACCGTTCCGCCATCGCGGCTGCGCTATGGCGCTTCAAATCGTTGAGCAGGTGTCTCAGGACAAGCTGCAGGATGTCTATCCTAACAACATGCCGTCGCTTCAGTTCGTCATCGACGCATTGGAAGATGTCTATGACCCGAGGACGGATTCCTGGGGCTTTTCCGACAACGCCGGATGCTGCCTGCTCACTGAAATCATGGACGTCTACGGCCTAACGTCGGCAAGCACGGAAGATATCGATTTCAACAGTTTCGCTGCCTTTGCAGAGCATTGCGATGAAAACGTCGCGCTGAGATCCGGTGGCGTGGAAAAGCGCTATCGTTGCGCCGGTCCAATCTTTCTGGATGCCGAAAACGAGGATCGGATCAAGGCAATCGCGTCTGTTTGCAACGGTGATGTCTTTATGGACCGGCAAGGCAGGATCGCTGTGAGGCAAAAGCTTCGTGCAACGCCTGGTATAGCGCTGCGAGCAATGAACGGCGATCATCTGAGCATCCAGCTGGAGGGCGGACGTCCGCTTCAGAAGCGGTTCAATACGGTGAAAGTCGGATATGTCGATCCGGCTCTCAATTGGAAGGCCAATGAGGTTCGATGGCGGCATCCTGACTTCTATGTTGAAGATGGCTCGGAACTGCTTTCGTCGTTCACGGTGAATCTCTGCCCCTCTGCAACGCAAGCGCAGCGCCTCGCGAAACTTGCCGTCTACGAGAACAATCCGGACTACGTCGGCTCTCTGACGTCGGGACCGCAAGCTCTCGATCTGATGGAGGATTACGTTTTCACGCTCGACCTGAGCCCTGAAGAAACCTTCGAGAGGGTAGCGGCAGCGACGGATGTGATTGAATACGACGCGGAGCAGATGAGCGTGTCGTCCCCGTTCATGATCTTCGGTGCTAACGCAACAGACTGGAATCCGGCGGAGGATGAACAGGATCAGGTGATCGTCCCACCCGATCTTCCGGCCAATGTTGACGATGTCACGCTTGTTGTCTTGGTCACGGTGGAGATTCAGGAGAATTCGGCACCGGTACTGAAATTCTCCTGGACCGCGGCTGGCGGGGCCACCCTGCCGGACAGCTATGCGCAGCAGGTCGAAGTATCTGCAGCAGATGCGGATGAATGGAATCCGGCAACCGTCAACCAGGATCAGAATACAGCTATCTTCGCCGCCGTGGCTGATGGTGGGTCTTATGACTGGCGCATCCGAAATGTTGCCAGCGGTAAGACCTTTGACTGGCAGAACTCTACAGCCCCGGTCACGGTCGTGGTTGATGACACACCGCCAGCCGCCCTGCTTTCGTTCTCGGCAGGTGACGGGACAGGTCAATTCACTGCAAACTTCGGCACCACTAATGATGCCCATCTCGCCACGGTGGCGATCTACAAAACCGCACCCGGCGCCACACTGAACCGAGCAACAAATCTTATAGGGCGCTACGCTGTGGCGCCCGGCATTTCTTATGCACTTCCGATTGCGTCTGGTTCCGGCGCATTCGACATCTACGCAGAACCGTTCAACCGGTCAGACATTGCCGGTCCGCTAGCTGGACCCGATCAGGCGACCGTCTCCTAGCACACATCTATCCATCATCGAGGACAGAGCATGGGCGAAATAAAACCGCTTGGCCGCAAGGCTTGGCGCAAATATTACGTGGATGGAGTTGCGTCTTCCGGACCAAATCAGCCGTCGACTGACGATATCTTCCCCTTTGTCGACAAGATCGACGAGGCGGTTGATGCGTTGGGAGATAGCATCGCCGGCATAGACAGCAAGATCGACAGCGAGGCGACGGCCCGGCAGAACGCCGATGCTGCCTTGCAGGCGCAGATAGAGGATCTCGAAGTCTCCGGCGATACGGTCACGAAAGCGACTTGGGCCGAACTGTCCGCCCATTCGGGCTCGCGCGCCGGGCAGCGCGGCTATGTCGAGAATGACGCCGGGACGCACACCGATCCGGTCACCAGCGCCACGGTCCCGAACCAGGGGATCTACACCTGGGTTGCCTCCCAGAGCGCGTGGCAGTGGCTGCGCAAGGACGATCTGGGCGAACTTCAGGATCGGTCTGAATCTCAAGGCTCGGTGCTCGGCTCGGCCTATAGCGCGATTTCCGTCTCGCAGGTCGTCGGCACCACGGAGACGCCGGTAAGCGCCACGGCGCTGGGCAACATTACTGTCGCCTTCGCCAATCCGGCCACCATGGACGGCTTTGTGACGCGCGTTGCCGGATATGCTCTCGCGAGCGGCAGCCTTGCCATCAAGCGCTTCACCAGGGCGGGCGATGTCTTCACGCAGGTCGGCAACGATTATGTCGTCAGCGTCCCTGCCGGGCTGTTTTCGATCGACCTCAGCGGCATGATCGCCATCCCGGTCAATGAGGGCGAATATCTCGGCTTCTACGGTTTTCCCATGGTGGGGCGCAGCGCCGTCTCCACCACCATAGACGTGCCGTTCTACAACTCGGCGACAGGCAGCGGCAATGTCTCGTCCTTCACCGACGCAGCGGTGCAGGAGGCTCTCCGCCCCGAGCTGCGTTTCGTGGTCGAAAAGGCCACGGTGACGGAGGCGAGGGTCAGCCGCGCAGAGGCCAACACCCGTCTCGCGCTGCTCGCTCTCGGCGACATTCTCGGCCAGATGGGCTCCTATTCGCCGGCTCTGGTATTCCTCGACCATGAGGGCTACTGGCTGGACGCGGCCGACAAGACCTCGATCTTTCAGGACACGGCAGGAACGACGCCTGTCCTGAACCACAATGACGGCGTGGCGCTGATCAAGGACAAGGCGGGCTACGGGTTCGACTTCATCGCGCAGCCGGGCCAGCGCCCGATCTGGAAGGACCAAGGCCCGACCGTCCCGAACGGCCAGTCCGTCATTACCTTCCAGAGCACTGAACGCTACTTCACCGGCCAGCGGCGCGATTTCACGCGGGCGCGCGACAAGGCGACCATCATCGTCGTTTCGCGCAACAATGTGACCTCGGGCCAGATACCGCTCATCCACCACAGCACCAACGCAAACGCCAATGCGGCGCGCATGGCGATCGGCAACATGCCGCGCGCAGCGGGTACTGGGAGCGCGCCGGGCGCTGTTGTGCGGCAGACTGACGGCGACACCTCGACCATTGTTTCCAGCCCCTCGGTCAATCCGGGACAGCTTTTCGTCGCCATGGTGGAGGCGGACTTTCTCAACGGCGATCTGCGCTATTTCTTCAATGGACAGAATTATGTCGAGGGCGTCCAGGACCTGCCGGACCTCGAGCTTTCGCAGGACGCGCTCGAGGCGGCCGTCTATCTTGGCGGCAACCCGAACGCGACCAACAACTGGTTCACCGGCGAGTTCTGCGAGGCGATCGCCTTCATCGGAAGCGTGGACGACCAGACGCTCCAGCGCCTGCACAATTACCTTTCCGCGAAGTGGGATGTGAGCCTGAAGACGTTCAGGCGCTATTCGCCGACCGGCGAGTTTCCGGGCGCGTGGATATGGTTCAACGATCCGCGTGTGCTGGCGCTGAGCCAGACGCGGGCCGTGGTGGGCGGCGTGACCGGCGGCGGCTCCGTCATGGCTGCCGATTTCGACAACGGCAACTGGCAGCATGTGGTGCTCAAGAAGGAGTATCAGCGGGACGACCACGACAACCCCGCCTTTGCCACGCTTGCCGATGGCCGTATCATCGCGGCCTATACGGATCACGGTAGCGCCGTCCCCGACACCTTCTATATCCGCCGCTCGACAAATCCCGGCGATCCGCTCGTCTGGGATGCGGAAGTCAACATTGCCGATCAGTTCGACCGCAATGACGGCCCGGACTATTCGTTCAACTATGCCAACATCTTCCGCCTGGCGGGGGAAAGCAACCGGCTCTATCTCGTCTTCCGCGAGGGCGTCGTGGTGGAGCCCGGCGTCCTGGGTGACGAATACTGGTGCTATTCGACATCGGACGACAATGGAGCGACCTGGACGCCCGCCACGCGCATCGCAGGCCCGGACCGGCCTTATCTCAAGGTGCGCCAGAACGGCAATAACAGGCTCGACTTCCTGATCAATGACGGCCATCCCGGCGCAAAGCCGCTAAACAACACCTATCATTTCTACATGCAGGGCGGGAATTTCTATAAGACCGACGGCACCCTGATCGGCAATTCGTCCGCGCTGCCTCTCGACCTGCCGAACGACGCGACCCACGTCTATGACGCGGTGGCCGGGGCGCGGTCGTGGGTCTGGGATATCGTCATCGGCGGCTCGGGGCCGGTCGCCTGCTTCCAGGTCATGACCGACGATTTCATGGACATCCGCTATCATCAGGCGCGGTGGAACGGCTCGGCCTGGGTGCATCACGAAATCTGCGATGCGGGCCGGTGGCCGGGCGCCATCGACAGCAACACCAAGACCTATTCGGGCGGGGTGATCACCGATCCCGACAATATGGATGTGGTCTATTGCAGCAGGCAGGTGGACGGGTCGGGCAATATCGACACGAACGGCATCCACCACCTCTATCGCTACACCACCAGCGACGGCGGCCAGACCTGGACGGGCCAGCGGCTGACCTCCGGCAGCGAGACCTGCATCCGGCCCTATATCCCGGAAGGGATGCGCAAGCTATTCTACCAGCGCGGCCGGTATACCTCATTCACCGATTACGACACGGTGATCGACGTGATGGATATCAGCTAGGGTTCGCCAGTGCGGCGGTGCATGGGAGAAAGTTGCATTTGCAGCGATCTAAACTCATGGAATCGGGTAGGAGGGCTAGTCAATCCCTTCGATGAGTCGAATAAGATGACGTATAGGCGCGGATCGAGATGACGGCTTGTCATCGTAGAGAGCTGCCTGCTTGTTGAGAAGATCGTATAATTTTTTAATATATTTGTCCCGGTCGATGACGTTTGCAGCGATAAGCTCTTCGACCAGCGAATACATCACCGCGGTTTGGGCGGCGAACAATTCAGCAATCTCTCTATCTTTCATGGTACAGCATGGTGAGTATCTGGCGAGCCAGCACTTAGAATGACAGTCCAAGGGTTAATTCTGGTGAGGCGTTTGGAACACACTGGCTCGGTTTCATCGTTTATAGCGTAGCATTCAGCTCAGGTTTTTGGTAGAGCCCTCGATGGGATTCGCTTGGGGGTTGCAATGCAATTTTCCGCTCACATAGCTGCTGAACGTAGCTACTTGCCTGAGGTTGACTGCTGTCTATTACGGATCAGGCGTGGAGTGCAACCGCGAGTAAGCTTGCATCCATGAATACAATAGATGGAAAGACGCCCCGCCAAGGCAAAGCCACGGTTTCTGAGGTCATCCTTGACGGGAAATCTGTCTCTGATCTCGATCTTGTGCGGAGCTCGCGCTTCTTCGACGGGGAATGGTATCGGAAGAGCAACCCCGATGTCGACAAACTCGGCATGGAGCCAGCAGAGCACTATCTTTGGCTCGGCTGGCGCTTGGGTCGTGAACCTAGCGCCCATTTCAGTGGAAACCGGTATCTTACAAGATATCCAGATGTGAGAGTCGCTGGCCAGAATCCTCTGGTCCATTATTTGAGGCAGGGGCGCGTAGAAGGAAAACTTGTAGAGCCGAGTGGCGGGGCAGCGCCGGTATTCAGTCTAGCTGGTAGAATGGGCAACATGCCAGTTGGTAGCATGCCAATTGGCAATATGCAACAAGGGGTTCCTGAAGCTGAGATAGCCAGCCTGAAATCGAAGGCTGAAGAAGTCGCGGATACTACACTCGTGAGTATAATTATGCCTGCCTATAATCGTGAGCGCACGATAGGAAAGGCGATCAGATCCGTTCTATCTCAGTCATACAAGAACTTTGAGTTACATATTATTGATGATGGAAGTTCCGATTCAACGGTTTCAGTCATAAAAGAATATCTTTCTGATCCTCGAGTTCATTTACATCTGTCACAACACAAAGGTGTTTGCGCGGCGCGAAATACTGGCTTGGCTGCGTGCGCAGGGGACATTGTCGCGTATCTCGACACCGACAATGTGTGGGTAAATGACTATCTTGCAATGATGGTCGGCTTCATGACCAAGTATGGTCATGACGTTGCCTACTGTGCGGATGAAGTTAAAGGCGATAACGGAATTCACGTTCGAGGTAGACCGTTTGACTGGAACGACTGCCTCAAGGGAAATTTCATCGATCTGAATGTGTATTGTCACGCCCGCAGTCTGCTCGACCGTTGGGGTGGTTTCGATGAGAGCTTGCGGAGGATGGTCGACTGGGACCTAATCCTGCGGCAAACGCGCCATGCCAAATCAATCGGCTTTTTGCCTTTTGTCGGATGCTCGTACACTAATGGTAGCGCCGATAGAAACAGGATTTCCGTCAAGGAATCCCGTGCATTTAGGCATATCGTCGTAGCCAAGGCGAAGAACGATCCTATTCTCCCAGGCTATTCGATTGTGCAGGACGTCCAGCTCAAGTTCGCGATCAAGATCCCAGCGCCCTTTGATAAACGACAGGAATGGGGCGATTTTCACTATGCTGATTCGCTCGCCGGAAGCCTGAACCGGCTCGGTCATCAAGTAAGGATCGATTTTCACGGTGACTGGGACAACGCCTCTTCTTTCGATGATGATGTTGTTATCGTCATACGTGGCTTGACCAGTTATGATCCGAAGCCCGGGCAAATCAGTATACTTTGGATGATAAGCCATCCGGACCAAGTATCGCTTGAGGAAATCAAAGCTTACGATCTGGTCTATGTGGCATCCTTAAGTTACGCAAACTTCCTGACAAATGTAACAGATGCTAAGGTAAAGCCACTCCTGCAGGCGACGGATATAAATCGTTTTAATCCTGAGCGAAAAGCCCCTGCTGAAACTTTCGATGCGTTGTTCGTCGGAAACTCTCGCAACGAATACCGCGATATGGTGAGATGGGCTATCGATGCCGGTGTGGACATCGCTGTTTTCGGAACGCGGTGGGAAAAGTTTGTCCCAAAGGAGCTGATCCGGGGGGAGAATATCTCCAATAAGGAGCTGGGGGGCTACTATAAGTCGTCCAACGTGGTTCTGAACGACCACTGGAGATCTATGAAGGATTTCGGACTAATCTCGAACCGGATCTTCGATGTTCTGGCATCGGGTGGCCGCGTCATTTCGGACCAGGTTCATGCAATATCGCAGGTCTTTGGAGACATCGTGCCTCAAGTTTCGAGCGCCGATGAATTAAAGAAGGCAATGCAGGACCTTCCGAAGGGAGAGCAGGTCAAGACAATCCAGTCGAATATCAGTAAGCAGGTGCGTGCGTTGCACAGCTTTGATCAGCGGGCGCAAACAATCGTCAATGACGTGTTCGGCCGGCTGGGCCAGAATTCGGATGCCCTAGGTGCCCCAGGTATTGTGGGTAAGAAGCGGCGTTTGTCCGTTCGAGCGATTGTCAGAAAGGACCGTGAGTTCCCTCAGGCAAGTGCTTTCATTCGCCTTGTTTGCCCCTTAACGACCGATCGGGCCTATGGGGAGGTCGACTTCTCATTGGCCCCTGCGCGCGAGAGCTTCGTCCGGTCTGACGTCGCTATCGTTCAACGGACGGCCTTCGATTCATTGGAGCGAGCGGAGGAATTTGTAACGTTCTGCCGTAAGAATGGCGTCCGCATTTTCACAGACAATGATGATGCCTTTGCCCTCATGGATGAACGCCATCCAGAGTATGAACTTTACAAGCCGAGAATTGCAGCGCTGGACTATTTATTGTCCCACGCGGAATCAAACTGGGTCTCTACAAAGCCTATGAGTGAGGCGTACGCTCAGTACAACCCGCAGATCATTCCAAACCACATAGACCCTCGCTTGTGGCGAGACTACAGGCGCACCCTGAAGGCAAGTAGCGGACCATTCCAGATTGTTTATGCCGGCACCGCAACTCATGATCAGGATTTTCGCCTGGTAGAGGAGGCACTGGACCATCTGGCGCGTCGGCACAAGTTCGTTTTGACAATAATTGGCGCGGTGCGAAAGCCGCCTCAGAAACCGTGGCTGCAAGTGCTTACCCCGCCTCAATCTGCCCAGTCATACCCTGGCTTTGTGCACTGGTTCCGGCGACAAGGGCCTTTTGACATAGGTATCGCCCCGCTGGCTGATACTCCGTTCAACACCGCAAAGTCTGACCTAAAGCTTCTAGACTATGGCGCTTTGGGCATCTTACCTGTTGTCTCCGACGTCCCTGCTTACCGGGATACAATAGCCAAGGCACGATGCGGTTTCGCGGTTGAGAATTCCACCGAGGATTGGATCTCTCATCTGTCTGCTGTCTTTGAAGATCGTGCGCGCTTGCTAAGGATGGCAGAGCACTCGCAGGCTTACTGTTATTCACAGCGCTCCGTGGATCGAATGTACGAGCTGCAGCGTCAGTATCTGTTTTCCTGAACCGTCAGATTAGGAGTGACTTTCAGGCTGACGCAACGTGCATATAGGTGCACTGATTCGAACATAACGACAGTTAAACAATAGCGCAGTTCATAGTCATAGAGATTCGAGAACGATACGGAACTCGTTCTCTCCCTGATGCACATCTTCGTGATGTGCGACCTTCCAGTTGATAAGATCGGCCTCCCGTAAATCTTGAATGATGGTGCGGAAGCTATGGTATGTAAACACAGAGCAGTGGACATCCGTATAAGAGCGCGAAAGTTGCTTTGCCTTTTCCAGCGCTTGCGGCATCGTTAAACGGTGCATATGGTCATCCGGAATGTCGCCAGACCACGCTTTTCCCTCTGTGATGTCAGCGTGATAGTAGAGATGGCGAAGGATCTGGTAGTAGGACGGCATCTCTAAGGCTTCGTCATGGGCTCGTATCCAGTCGACCGCATCTGATACCGGCTTGAAATAATCGAAAGTGTATCGTTTGTCGGGCACGGACAGGAACAGAAGGCCGCCTGGGGCAACAATCTCTCTCAGTTCCTGCAACCAGCCAATCGGGTTCGGTATGTGCTCGATAACATGATTGGCAATGATCAAGTCTGGAGGGATTCGAACTGCCTCGCGCAAGCTGGAATCGCGAAGGACATAGTCTACATCAACGATCTTGAAAGCATTATGCGCGGTGCTTTTAATATGCCGCTTTACTGATTCTTGTTGAGAGAAGAAGTCAGCAAAATAAACGTCCCCCTCTGACTTCATGAAGGTTGGATTATCCAGAGCGCCTATTTCAAGGACGATGTATGGCCTTCCTCCAAGCGATCGTGCCAAGAAGCGCCTGCGCGATTTTGCCCGTCTTGAAACATCGAGGCCGTTACCGGGCGATATAACTGGCATGAATACTCCCTTGCAAGGGATGGTTTAGAAGATGCTGTTTGATGAAATCAGGAATAACCGATCAGTCTCTGATATAATTTGATATTTGCATTTTCCGCGATAAAATTATCTTGGCCATGCTCGACGTGTGGTGGACGTCTTTTAACAACCTTTTGGTAATGGTGCACGGCCGCATTGTACTCATCTCGAAAGTCGGGTGTCAGCGGCACTCCTAAGAAGTCGCAAAGTCGTTCGATTTGTCCTAACCGGCCAGAATAGAATTTATCGTAGGCGATGACGCAATGTGCATCGGGCGAGTTCTGAATTGAACGTGCAATGACTGAATTTGCGCGGTTCCAATGCTTGACTGCTTTCCGATAATCGGCCGTGTCGCTCCATCGGTCCTTCGGATTGGCGGCCCTAGCGTTCCAAGATGACGCTACGCCGTCGATGTCGCGCAGCATGCAAATTACCTTTGCGTCAGGAAAGTTATCAAAGAGAGTGTCCAAAACGTACACCAAATCGGGAATTTTATCACCTAAAGTGGTAGCGTCCTCCCACTTTGCCTGCATCTTCTCGTAGATATCCGCCCACTTCTTGCCGGCCTGCGGCAGGATGTTGGTATCTTCAGGCGAGAATGAGAAAAATCGATCCTTCTCGAAAAGTGATCTTGAGTAATCGTTCTGTTTGAGAAAACGGAATTTGTAACGCTCCACTCCCATGCATATTCCTGGGTGCTTATTTAGCAGTTCCGCAATGGCGGTTGTGCCGGATCGAGCAACTCCACATACAAACACAAGCTGCTTTGCCGCCATAGATGCTCCTCGGCCTCTCTGTAAACTGCTCATCTGAGTGTGAGCACGCTTCTGCGTCAGAGGCGTTCTGTTGCACGACGACGTCTACAAGGTCAACTGCGGGAAACGATAGGAGCGCCCTCCAGGCAGGTTAGTGGTGGGGTAGACCGCCTCCTCAATGGAAATCGACAATATGGTGCCAATGTAAGATTGCGGTACGTCAGCCGTCGCTAAGCGCCCTGTAGAAATAGAAGGCGACTGTCACCGTCGCCCAGACGTAGATCATCGGGTCGCCGAAAACCGCGTCAAAGAAAGTCAGATCGGACATGCTCCTCCCGGTCTCCCCAAGTCAGTCCTGCTTTGGCGGTTGCTCTTTGCGATCGGCCTTTTCCTCGATCGCCTTTTTCTCTTCGGCCAACAGCTTCATCTTTTCCCGCTCATGTTCCGGCAAGCCGAGAAGATATAGCTCGTAGTCGATATCCGAATGCCCGGTCATGGGAAAGCCCTGCCCAACAAACCCAGCGCCATTTGTACAGCATGACCGGCAAAAGAAAAGACCGCCCGAGACGGAGCATCGTTCGGGCGGCAAGACGTATGACATTGCGGGGCCACGGTAGCACCGGCTCGCCCTGCCGCGAATAACATTTGCTAATCCGGGCCCATCATCAAAAGAGGTAAGTTCATGGCACGGGAAACGCTTCCCGAAGCCCTCCGTCTCATGTTCGGAGACGAGGGCGGGTATTCCAATCATCCCGATGACCCAGGCGGTCCTACGAAATACGGCATCACGGCGCGAACACTCGGCTCGTCCCGCAAGCTCGGTCGGGCTGCAACCGCTGCCGAAGTGAAGGCGCTGACGGTCGAGGAAGCCGAGACGATCTACCGTAAATCCTACTGGTCCCAGTCAGGTGGCGATCTCCTGCCGCGCGGGCTGGACTACGCCGCCTTTGACTTCGGCGTGAACTCTGGGCCGGCGACGGCTGTCAAGAAGCTGCAGGAGGTCATCGGCGTCACACAGGACGGCATTGTCGGCGTCCAGACTGTGGCGGCTGTGGAACGCTATCCCGGCGGTATCGAGAAGCTGATCCCCGCCTATTGCGACGAGCGGATGGCCTATCTGCGAGGCCTGCGCACTTGGAGCAAATTCGGCCGTGGCTGGACGATCCGCGTGACCGGCAAGGATCCGAAAGGCGAATACGCCTCCAGACCGGGCGTGGTTGGCAATGCTCTCAGGATGGCCGCCAGTGCCGCACCTCTCAACCCGGCTAGCGAGCCGAAGTTCGTGACGGAAGGGGGCAAGGCTCCTCCTGCCGATAAGAGCATCACGGACATCATCAAGAATCCGGAGGCATGGGGACCGCTTGGCGGGCTTCTGTCGGCCATGGGCAGCCTGTTCGCGGGCACTGGCCCGGTTCAATGGGCGCTGGCTGCGGGGATCATCGTCGGTGTCGGGATCGGCGTCTATGCCTTCATTCAGCGCCAGAGGAGGGAGGCGTGATGTTCGGCCTCGCCATCGGAACTTGGCTCAAGGTCGGCGCTGTCCTTGCCGTTCTCGGGCTGCTGGCATGGTCGCACACGGTCATCTATCGCGCCGGCGTCAACTCCGAACGCCGGGCCGCCCTTGAACGCTCCGTAGATCTCCTCCGCGAAAGGAATGCAACCGATGAGACGATCCGCAACATGGACGACGCTGATCTTTGCCGGGCTCTTGGCGGCCGGGTGTCAGACGACGGCACCTGCCAATAGCTGCGACGGCTGGCGCAAGCTGACGCCTTCGGCCGAGACGCGGGCATTCATCATCCAGAACGACAGGCCGTTTGCCGAACAGGTGGCCGGCCACAACGCCTTCGGCGCCGGCCAAAAGTGCTGGCGCTGACCGCAACCACCATAACAGCAGCGCATTTCATAGGGGCTGGGGAATTGCCACACAAGGATGATCCCACCATGCAGGTTGCCACGCCTCGCTTTCGCTTCGAATGGAACCTCAACACCGTCGTCGTGCTCATCGGTTTCGCCGGCGGGCTGGTCGCCTGGGGCTACACCCTTAGCGAGCTGCAGACCGGCCGGAAGAACAACGAGCAGAAGATCGAGCGGCTGGACACCCGCTTGGCCACGGTCGAGACAACCATCCGCCAGATCGACAATCACGAGCTGCGGATCGCCAACGTCGAAAAGCAGATCACGGATTCGGCGGCCGCGATGCGAGAAGTTAACTCGACCCTGAACGGCCTGGCTGCCGATATGAAGGTGACGAAGGAAATCCTCATGCGGATCGAGCAGGCCGCCACCGGCCGRCGGCCACCTTAGCCATTTCCTGAATTGCGGCATTTGCCGTAATCCGCACCGGCCGGTTGCCGGTGGATCGGTCCGCCTCTCCCTGGACGATCCTCATCTGAACCGAGATTGCCCGCTGCCGAAAACGGTGGCGGGCTTTTATGCTATTTGGGCGCTTCGAAATCGCCAACCCTGACAGCTCTCCCAGAAAGCCGGAGTCCATCGCCGGCGGCCCGGCACGTTGCAGAAGAGCAGCGCGCGCGGGCAACGTGGTCCTTGGGGCGGCAGCGGTTGCAATTCAGGTCATTGCGGAAAGCCAAGCACCGTCTCTATCTACATAATTCAATTTGAGCTGGTCAGGGGCGCCAGGGCAAAAAAGCGGCGATCAAATCAACTCCTTGGTCTCAATTGCAACTCAATTGACGAGTACAAAAGATATTCGTTGATTTGGCCAATTTTGGCTTTCGCGGTGTCAGAGACCTTCGACCCGCCACAGTTTTCCGAATTTTCGATAGATGAACGTGAGCGCCGGGCGCAGCTATGTCGTTCTTTCTCCATGCGCCAGTCGGGCCAAAAACAGTTGGCCGCTGAAAGATAGCCAATGTCGATCCGCACGACAACGTACGTCGTTCATTTTTCTTCGCCGTTCTTGTTGGAAGGGTGTGAAACTTTGCAGCCCGCCGGCAAATATCAGGTCGAGGCGGACGAGGAACTGATCGAAGGAATATCCTGGCTGGCGTATCGGCGCGTAGCGACCTTCATTCATCTGCCAGCGATCAATTCCAGAAGCCTGATCAGCCGAGTTGTGAAGATCGATCCGGCAGATCTCGAAGCCGCGCTACAGAAGGATAACGGACGATCATGACAACAATATCAGATATCGGATCGGCTCACTTCCGCAAAGTTCGGCCAGTTGCCACGGTTCATCATTTCGCCATCGGACAATTGGTGCAGTTCCGGAGACATGTCGGGATGCCCTACGATGCTGCCGAACCCTACCGCATAACCCGCAAATTGCCGGTCAGGGACAACCTTCCTGAATACCGCATTCGGAGTGCCAATGAATCGCACGAACGGGTCGTGTCGGAAGACGGGATCGAGCCCGTGCATGCATCACCAATGACGGAAAACGTCACACTTCGAGAAAGGATATTTGGTCATGGCCAAAGGACAAAAACGTAGCAATCGCGAAGCCCGAAAACCGAAGCAGACAAAGGCGCCGCCGAAGGCAGAGAACCCATTTGGCAGCGGAGCCAAGCAGGGTGCCGGCATCAATGCTTCTGGTACTAAATCGAAAATCTGACTTCCCGAAACAAAGGTATGGAACGTTGGTGATGGAAGTTCAGATTGAATTCTACCGCACGCGGGATCGCGATAAGGCTCACGCTGTTCTCGGCCGGGTAACCAAGGATGCGACTGATCTCGAGGAGGCTATCGAAATCGCACAATCGCTATCGCGAAGCCTGGCAATGCCCCAGCGGCCCGATGCCGTCACAATCTCCGACGCTACCGGCAAAAAACTCTACTCATGCGAGTTCGGTGACGGGCCTGAAAAATGATGATGTTCAGACATTCGCCAAGCAGGAGGGTCACCAAGATAAGGAATTTTGATATGAATCCCTATAGAAACGAACCCATAGAGAGCCGCATATCTGACGCGATCGCGGTTTGGGAAAATGAAGGCGGCGCCACTGATGATCAATACGGACGCCGTATCGAGTCGGATCGTTCATGGACCATCTACAACGTATTTACAGGTGTGCCCGCGGATATCGGTGGTCTCACTATGACCGGTCTCAGCAAGCCGGAAGCGACAGATGGAATGCTTTCTCTCAACCTTCGCAACGAGGAACGCAGGAAGATCGGCGCGAACGCCCCGAGCATGTGGCTTTCCACTCTTGATGCGATGAAGTCCTGGCGCTGACGTCCAGGCGAAGCTGCGTCTCAGCACGTTAGAGTATTTGTGCGGTAGGAAGCAATGACGCCGGCGGAACGCCGAGCGCCCGGGCAATCAGTACCAGGCGCGACACCGATATGCGGTTAATCCCTTTTTCGTATTGTAGAGTTGCTGATAGGAGATGCCGACGCTGTTGGCCAACTCTTCCTGGCTTACACCGCGTTCGGTGCGGATGGTTTTGATCCTATCTCCCGAGCTCGGGCTTCACGGCAATAGGCCTTTGTTTTTTTCCGTTCTTATATGTCTGGAGATATGAGACGGGCTGACCATGCGCCTTCCAGAAATCACCTATCCGCTGGCACTCGACACCGTCGGCATTCTCTTAGCCACGGGGCACGAAATCTCTGTCCATTGCGGCAATGATGGTTGCTGGCATCGTGGCAAGGTCGATCTCGTCGCACTCGGGGAGAGGTTAGGGCTCGATCACGGCACCTTGGAAAAGGACCTCAAGCCTCACTTCTACTGCCCTAAATGCCGGGCAACGGGGAGACCGGATCGCAATATCAGCTTCATCCTGCATCCGCCGTCCAAGGGGAACATCATGGATGGCGCGCATACGCTTAGCCGCCGACGGTAGCAGCCTCGATTTTCTTCAGGAGCTCGCGGGCGTGATTGCGAACCACGCCATCGACGCCCATGATGTCCTCGACCTCGATCAGCACAAGGGCAGATTTCAGCTCGCTGACGAAATAGTCGTGGGTGATCGGATCGACGATCCCTTCGCAGGCCGCCAGGGCGAGGGCAAGCGCTTCGTCCTGGTCGACGGGGCCGGGGCTATTGATGACTTCGTGGATCGATCTCATGTGGCCAGTTTCGTTCGAGGGCGGAGAGAAGCTGGGTCATCTATGAACCGAAGCCGCGCGATCTTTCCGGCTCGATATATTCCAGCCAAGGGGTCTCCGGCCAGCGTTCCTTCGCCCAGTTCCCGCAGCATGCCTCGAGTGCGGCCCGCTCGGCACGGCACCAGACGTCGAAGTGCTCCCATACCTCATTGCTGAGCCTGCCCCTGAGGCCCTTGATGTCCCAGCCCTCGACGTCGAACACGGCGTTCGCGCCGTCCAGCGGATGAATGCCGGCCTCTCTGAAGACGGCTTCCGCCGCTGCGATGCCGCGCGCGATCTCGTCCGGGGTTGCGCCTTCGACAGTGATGGTCAACATGATCCTGGCCTCCTTCTAGCCGTCATGGCGGCCGATATATCTCTCGCCCTCGTCCCTGTGTGCGTAGCAGAACCAGCGCGGCGCATCCTTCAGGCGCGAATAGCCCCAGCCGCCCCAGGACGAGCAGCCGGGATGCTCGCAATAATGCTCGACAATGCCGGATGACCGTCGAGGTGCGGTCTCGCCATTGCGCATCTGCTCGTCACTCATGGTCTTTTCCTCATAGCAGGCTCGGCTGATCCGGGTTTTCCGGCTTCGCTGCGGGCGCTTCCTCCGGCACCTGTGGCGCGTCGACGATCTTCATCATGTGATCGGGCAGGGGCCTTTGCAGGGCCTTCGCCTCCTCCCATGGCGCCGTCATCCAGATCTCGATCTCTTCCGGCGATGTGAGGATGACCGGCATGGCCTTCTCGTGGATCGGACCGACGACGCCGTTCGGCTCCGTGGTCAGGAAGCCGTAGAGATCTGCCCTGACCAGCCCGTCCTTCACCTTCCGCACGCTCTCCCATTGCGACACCCATATGCCGGCGAAAAAGAGCAGGGGCCTTTCATCCGACGCAGCGAACCAGGCGTTCGGCGTCCGGCCGCCTTCTCCCTTCGCCTTCGGGTTCGGCTCGGCAAAGCTGGTCATCGGCACGACGCAGCGGTTCGGGACGCCAAGCCATCGCTTCCAGTGGCGGCTTTCCGTGTTGCGGATATTCGTGGTGCCCCGATCCGGCTCCATCTTCAGCAGCTCGGTAAAGGCCGCGTCGTCTATCTCCTTGCCCTTCGCCCGCAGCTTGTCGGCCCTGGCGGCGGCAGCCTTGTAAAGCGCCTGGGATGACGACGGCATGCCCCAGCGCACGGCCGCGAGCTCGCGCTCTCCATCCAGTCCGTTGCGCACGACCGGCGCCATGGTGTCGGGATAGACCTGGATGGAAGGCTCCAGATTGCCATAGAGATCGCGCATGGCGCGGCCGAGCCTGCGGATTTCTTCCTGCGTGGTGGAGATGTTGTAGAGGTTGCACATACGATCAGTCCCGCAAGATTACCGGAACCTTCAGTGGGCCACTTTCGAGCAGGCGAGTCCAGACGCCTTGCCTTTTCCATGCGCCTTCGACCCTGCCGCCCTCGCGATCCCGCTTCGGATCGAAGAACTCGCCGCCGAAACGCGCCTGGAACAGCTCGGCCGAGGCGCGGTCGGCAAAGCAGTAAAGCCGCATGTCCTGATAGCGGCGATCCGGCCAGACGGCCTGCACCTTGCGGATGTGATGCTTCAGGCCGCGCTCCTCGCAGAAGGCGCGGATGAGGGTAAAATTCCTGTCCGTGCAGATATCGTCGGGCAGGGCCACCTGATGCGGCCACTCGCGGTCGATCCTGCCGGGCGACGGCCGGTCGGGATTGCGCGGGCTCATGGCTCCAACCGGGAAAACCAGCCGCGCGCATAGCCAAACGAGATGGCGGCGCGCGCCAGATCGTAGCGGCGCTGCAGGCGCACATAGTCCGCCAGCACCGAGCGCAGCGCCTCGCGCTCGCTGCCATGATGGGCGATCAGGTCTTCGACCACAACTTCGCCGCCGCCCGGAAGCAGTTGCTCCGTAGCCATTTCGTGACGTCCTCTGTTGCTTTGCGTGGCGGCGATGAAACACCTGTCGGCTTGACGCGTCAAGATATTTGTTCTTTTTCTGTTCTCATCATGCCGGAACCCTATTGGCCAAAGAAGAAAGGATCCTACACGCTGGCGGATGCCGCCAGGAACAGCAGCCATGCGCGGCTGCGCTGCCGCTACTGCAAGACGGAGCGCTGGTATCTGGTGGAGGAGCTGGTGGAGGCCTTCGGCAGCATAGAATGCGACGATCTGGTCTATGGGCGGCGGTGGCGCTGCCGCAAATGCGGGATGGAAGACACGATCGAGATGAGTCTGGAGAACCCGCCGGCGGCGAATCTTCAGGAGATCAGGCTGCGGCGGCTCGACGGGATCGTGAACATCCGCCGCGTTCTCTGGAGGGATGAGTGAGGCAGGCGGACGCCCCGGCGATGACAATGGCAGGAGGCCGGGCGGCTCTTAACGGATCCTTCGCACATCCGGCTCCATTGACGCAGCGCCTCGATGAGGCGTCTCGGGCAACGGCCCGTCGCTTCTTCGGAGGCGGCGGGTCTTGTCCTGTTGCAGGCGCTGATCCTCGCGGCTGTCGAATTCGATGGAGCATCCGGCCCGAATGAATTCCTTCGCCAGAAGCTCGGCCAGGACGTCATCACCGTAAGGCAGGTTCGGAACCGCATATCTGGTCGCCTTCACCATCGCGGCGATCGATACGGGTCTGTTGCCACGCTTCTGTGCGAATGGTGCCAGTGCCTTGACGACGTGCAGAGGCAGAAAGGGCTTGTAAGATCCCAT